CGGCTCAATCACGACTGGTTCGCGTATTCTCAGGGGGTCAAATGACGAAAAAACACAGGGCTTGGACCGCTGAGCAGAAAAAGCTGGTCCTCGATTTCGCCAAGGAAGACGGGGCGCAGGCTGCGTCGACGAAGTTCGGCGTTCACAAATCCACGATTTACGCGTGGCAAGCCATGCCCCCTCCCGCTGAACTGCCGGAGAGTTTTGCCGAATTCGAGCGGTACGGCGACATGGCGCGTCTCATTGAGATTCTGACGGCCGAAAGAGACCTTGCCCAGCAGCGCCTGGACGCCGCTGTGCAGACGATGGACATGCTTCGACTTAAACTGACTAACTCGCCCGTCGTCGTCGAACGAACTGAGGGGGACTGATCGAGGCTGCTTTTCTCGACGACGACGGAACACTTATGAAGTCTGCATCGAAGACGGAAGCCCGCGATTTTCCCCCCTTCCCTTTCAAAGGTTTAATACTTTCAATACGCTCCGCTCCAGTCGCTACTGGCAGTATGGCTCCAATCTCTACTGCGAGTAGAGTCCCACTCACTACTCGAAAAATTACCTTGCCTCACGCCCAGCATAGGAGTACAGTATCAGGTAACCATGACAAAACGCGAACTTAGTAAGGTGGCCGCCGAAATGGGCAGGAAGGGCGCCCGGCAGTACCGCAAGTTCCTCCGCAACCTGCCCCCCGAACAGTTGTCCGAGAGGATGCGGCGCATGGCGAACGCCCGCTGGCATCCGCAGCCGGCCGCCAAGCCGGCGACAGAAACCGCCACTTCGTGAGCTCACAGGCCCAGCATCGCGCAGGCGTTGGCGCGGAACACATCCGTGCGGCGGAAGTACCCGCGCAAGGTGGCTATGTCGCGATGCCCGGTCTGCGCAGCAATCAGAAGGTCCGAGACGTTCTGCTCGCCGGCGGCCGTGACGAAGCCGCTGCGAATGCTATGCGAGCCGTAGCCGTCCGGGTCGCGCCCGATGCGCACCAGGCAGCCCTGCACGATGCGGCAGACCTGCTCGGCCTGCATGGCGCGCCTGGTGTCGCCTCCGTTGCAGACGGTGAACAGCGGCCCGGCATAGCTGCCACGGCGCGCGACCCAGGCTTGGAGCGCCGCCACCGGACAGGTTCCGTTGTGGCCGAAAGGCACCCCGATCAGTCGGCCCTTCCCCTCCTGATCGGTCTTTTCGCGCCGTATGGCCAGCGTGAGCCCCTTCTCGCCGAACTCGGCGTCCTGCAAGGTCAGGTCCACCAGGGAAGCGCTCCGCAGCGCGCTGGCGAAGCCCACCAGGACGATAGCGCGATCGCGCGCGGCAATCGGCGTGTCCTCGACGGCCAAGGCGGCCGCGATCGCGCGCAAGTCGTCGAGGGTCAGGGGCTTCATCTGCCGCACCCGCTCCTGTCTCAGCCGGCGGGCGCCCCGCAGCAGCTCGCATACGTGCGCAGTGACGGGCGAGTCCAACCCGGCCCGCTTGTGCATGTAGCCGATGGCGCAGACGTGGCGCCGCACGGTCGACACCTTGCGGGGCATCGTCAGGCGCACTGCGATGTAGAGCGCGAGTGTTTCGGGGGTGGCGGGCAGCGCCGCCAGGCCTTCGGAATCGCACCACCGGCGAAAGATGCGCCAGTCGGCCCGATAGCCCTTGTGTGTGTTCTGGGCCAGCAAAGCGTGGTCCAATTTTTCGAGAAACAATACCGCTTCGGCGGTAGAATCTGGAGCAGCCATGGCCTCAACCTCTTGAGGATTTTGGTTAGCGCCGCGAGCGTGCTGACAACACACTCGTGGCGCGCCTCCCTCACCGTAGCGCACGCCTTCTCGCTTGCACAGGGCTATTGGTACGGGGTTACTCGGGAGATGTTACTTAGGCGGGGCAAACTCGGATTGTACCGCGTGAATGCCGCCGGTTGCGGTAGCCGTGGAAGGTCTCCCCCCGATACCTCGATTTCCTCGAAACGCTTCCCCTCTGGAAAAGTCGAAGCGCGCCGAGGCGCAAAAATTAACCGGAAGGAGTCGGCTCTCCTCAATTCTGCCACAGAGTCCCCTCTTTTCCCAAGCGTAAACCTGCAACGTTTTGTAACTGAGGAATGATTCGCATGACGCCTGAGAGAATAGCCGCGTTTCTGAATGAAGTGACCGATTCCGCCGAGGCTAGCGCCGCGCTGGTCTCCGCCACCCTTGCCGACCTGGAGCGAGACGGAATCGTGGTCAGAAGCGCCGACAGCTACCAAGTCCAGAGCCAAGGAGCCGCTCCATCTGCCGGTCCAGGCAGCGACCTTGCCGATATGACCATCGCCGAAGCCCTTGACCGGCTAGGCGTTCCACGTCAGGACTGGGCCGAATATCTGGGAAAGCTGGGGCTGGAAATGATGTGGGCGGCGGACGGTGAGCTGCTGATCCGAGTGGCGGCCGGAAGTAGGCCAATTTCAGCTACTACCGCCCATAAGTCATTGATTCTAGGTGGCGAAAAATGAGTCTCAAGCTACCCGCCATCTTCGAGGGAATCCCATGGCAGTTCATCAGCAAAGGCCTCCTGGGGGTCTCCGGGCGCCCTGGCTGGACGCTGCGCTCGCGCACGCTCACTGCCCTAACCCTGCTGTCAGAGGGATACGCGGGGACCGCTGGAGGGGAAATTGCTATCAAGCAAATCCCCACAGAAGCCTTGGGAGACGCCAAGAACTTCATCGCCGTCTCTCCGGACGGGCTGCGCCGTCACATCCTGAAAATAGAGATCGAGGCGTGCCGCGCTGCCGGCGTCGAACTCGACGAGAAACAACGGAAGGACCACCTAGTCAGCGGCCCCGCGATGCGTGCCATGCTCGAAGAGCTTGAAGTGCACGACGGGGCGATCACCCGCGTCCGTTTCAACAGATCCGCGAAGAACCTGCTGATCGGGCTGAGCTACGACGAGGCGCTGAAGGCGGCCCACATCACGCCCGTTCGCGACCTGCCCCTCAAAGAACGCCGCAAGCTCAACGGAAAGTGCTTTATCTACGTGCACGCCACACCACGTCCGGCAACCATCGAAGCCCTCACGCGCCGTGTGGACCAGGAACGGGCGAGCGGAGCGGCCCCCAGCAAAACGGACGATAACTCGGCCGCCGTCCTCACAAATCAGCTCTTCGCAGACTGGGGAACCGAATTCGGCATCGACCCCGAGCTCCTAAAACAGCGCCCGGAGATGCGCGCTCTCATCGCCGAGCTGCAACGGCTGGACGAACGCCGGCGGAAAGATGAAGACGCCTACCAGCGCAAGCTCTTACTCGCCCGCAGCAAAGCGGAATTGATCGCGCGCGGGGCCCGATCGCCAACCATCGCCGGCGCCCAGGAACCCCTTTTCCCGGCGCCCGGGCCCGCAACGCCCGCGCCGCCCCCAGTTTCGGCGCCTCTAAATCCAACCGGCGAGGAAGCTCCGTCTGTGTCAAACCCTCCGAGCCGTAGAGGCGCCGAATCCCCGATCGTCTCCATGCCGCGCTCGGCCGAAGCCTACCAGTTGCTCGACGAGCTGCGGAGGTATGTCAATGCCGACCTGGAGGGAGCCCGGGAAATGATCCGCCGCTGCCGCGCCCACGCCCCCCTGGTGACCATCGCCCAGTTGGCCGCATGGGCGGAAAGCATGGCGCCCACGGCTCGCGGCAAGGCGAATCCTTTCGGCTGGCTCCTCGTCTACCTGCCCAAGAAGTTCGAGGGCGCCCCCATTGCCGTAGACACCCAGACGATGGAATACGATATCCCGCCCGAGCCCGAGGCAGCCAAGCGCATCCGCGAGCTGCTCGCCAAGGTCCACGCCTGCCAGCAGGCCGCCCGCAAGGAGCTCCGCGACGCCGGCACTTCCTCCATCGCCATGGAGCGCGCCCAGGCCAAGCTGCACCGCCTGTCCGCCGACGAGCAGCATCTGCAGGCTCAACTGGACGAGCTGCTCAACCCCGCGGCCACCAGGCCGAAAGAAGCGGCCAGCGAGCGTCCCGAAGCGGCCGGCGCCGCAAGGAGCGGAGACTGAGATGTCGCGGGCTCTTCCCTCCAACCTGCGCGCCGATTATGCGGACGTCCACCCGATGCACCAGGCGAGACGCCGATCCGCGCCGAAGGTCCCCAAACCCTCGAACTTCCTGGACGGCGATCCGCACGGATCGCTCGAAGAGAAATGCGCCTGGCTGCGCGCCCGCGCCAGGCAAGTCAATCGCCGAAAGCCACAGGCTACCTGCATCTGCGGCAACCAGATATTTCGCCTGGCCATCGCTACGCCACGCATCCGGCCCGGCGAGCCGATCCCGCTTGAATGCGTCAAGTGTGGCCGGCTGAGGGCAGAGCCACGCTGATGCCCGAAGCTCGCACCGCGAGCGCGTCGCGGTAAGGCGTAGCGTCCCGAGCCGAATCGATCGGGGTGCCTGATATTTCGGGGGCGGCTTCTCCCGTCGCCGCCCCCGGAAAGGAAAACACGATGACACTCGACCCCATATCGAGCGCACAGTGCGCTTCCATTCTCAAGCAAATGCGCCGCACAGGCAAGTGGGGCGGCCGGAAATGCGGCCGCATGGTCCGCTTGTGGAGACACCAGACCGAAGAGGGAGTCAAGATCGGCTACCAGGTCTCCCTGAAAATGCACACCCAGGTACACGGCACCGCGTTCAGCGTCGCCGCCGCCGTCGAGGCCGTGAACCGGATTTTGCAGCCGCGGCCGTCCACCCCGATAGTGGCTCCGCGCTTGCCCGCCGAAAGACGGCGAGAGGCGGCGAACTTCCAGTGGCTGCCTTACAAGGACACCGAGCTATGAGGCCCCGGAGTTCAAAGCGGAGGAACGCTCAACTTGAGGCCCAGAGATGGGCGCGCAAATGCTCGGTCTGCGGGCGGCAAACCAAAGACTACAGACTCTGCGATGGTTCCACTGGACGCGAAAAGACCTGCGATGCAGTTCTCTGCACGGCCTGCACGACGCGCGGTCCAGAAAATACCGATTACTGCCCGCTGCACGTGCCGGGTAGAAAGCTGAGGCTGTGATGCCGGTCATTCTCACAACGGCGCAAGTAGAACAAGCCCTCGACCGCACCCACGGGCGCGAGCTCGTGGAGTTGCTTGAATTTCTGGAACCGTTCGAAGGGGATTGCGAGGCATACCGGGAGAGGGCTTCGTCCTGGCTGCTCTCCCATGGAAAGGTGGCCGTCGATGCCGATTCCTAAACGCCTTCGCGCTGGCGTCGTCGCACTCGCGCTGACAGACAGCCAAGCCGACTTGCTCTTGGAGCTATTGGGGCAACTGCAAGATTACCTCGACAGCGCCATCGAGAGCGAGGTCCCGGAAGGCGAAGACGAGCCTCGCGATCCCGAGAGGCGCGCACCGGTGGCCATGCTGCGCGCGCGAAGCCGGCAGGCCGAAGACTTCAAGCTGCGGATAGAGGTAGTGCGCCTTGCGATCGAGCGGAGCAAAGGAGTCACCCATGCCGATTCCTAAACACCTGCGCCACTTCTACCGCGGCAAAGCCTATCAGGACTGGCGCAACGCCCTGCTGGAACGCGCCGGCGGCAAGTGCGAGCAGTGCCGCAAGCGAAACGGCTTCCAGGTGGAGACTTGCACCCCGCTCAATGTGGCGGGCCTCCGGATGGCCTGGCGCAACGATCCCCGCAACGCCTGGCGCGATCAGCACGGCAAGCGAGTATCGCGTGTCCCTCACGCGCAGGCCCTGCGCGCCGCGGTAAAGGCCCGCCAGACTCGGATCGTCACCGTCGTATTGACCGCCGCCCATCTGAACCACACACCGGGCGACGACCGCATGGAGAACGGCATGATGCTCTGCCAATGGTGCCATCTCAACTACGATCGGCCGGTGCACCTGGCGCATAGCCGAGAGACCAGGCGCGCGCGGAAAGATGCCGTCAGGCCGCTGCTCGAATGGGGCGGTGCGTTCGAAGCCGCGGGGAGGACGTCATGCTCCTAAACTTTCAGCCGCGTTTCGTGCCCTTCATCCTGGACGGTAGTAAGACTCACACGATCCGCGCCGAACGGGCGATCATGCCGCGAGTCGGCGAGACTTGCCACTGCTATACCGGATTGCGCCACAAGGGAGCCAAGTTGTTAGGGCGTTGGCCGTGCGTGAGGGTGGAGGGAATTCAGATCTTCCAGGATGGACTGAGGCGCCGCGTCTTCATCGACGGCAATGAGCTGAGCCTCGATGAAAAAAACTCGCTTGCTTGGCGCGATGGCTTTCGACCCGAGGAAGGGTTCTCCTTCGCCTTCGCGGCTATGTCCCTGTTCTGGGACGCTCGCTTGCCCTTCGATGGGCATGTGATCCATTGGCTGCCGAGGAGGGTGCCATGACCGAAGACCGCGAGTACCTCGCCGCCCTCCGGCGCCTCAAAGCCTGGCGCCGCCAGCAGTGGAAGGCGATCCTGGCCGGCGTGCCGGCAGCCGCTCCGCCCCCCTCCCAACGCAAGCGGCCGGCGCCGCCGGCGCCGACGTTCAACCCACACCGCCGGTACACTCCCTACAGCGAGGATCGAGCATGAACCGCCAATTCGCGATCTTGCACCTGCACCAAGAGAAAGACGGGGCACTGGCGCTCTTCGTATCGTTCGAACCGCCGCTGGAGGACCCGTGGTGCATCGGGGCGCCGGACGGCGTTCCTCAGGACGATGTCGTCGCGCTCGCCCAGAAGCTGGTCGAGCTCGCCGTCGAGCGCGGCGTGAGGGTCAGCCGATGATCTGCCAAAACTGCGGCAAGCCCGTCCAACACGCGGGAGACGCGCTCTGCCATGAGTGTCTGAGCCTGCTGCTCTCGCGCCTCCACGACGAGTCCCTGCGCGCCCTGGTCCCGCGCATTAACGACAGGTTATGGGCGGACATCAGGGAGGAGCGCGCCCTCCAGGAACGCGCCCTCCAGGAGCGCGCCGCCCGGGAGCGTCCCAATTGATCCTCTACAACGCCATCATCCGCTGCGAAGGGTGCTACGAACCGCTGGCGGTGCTTACCAACCTGGCCACCCCGGACCCCGAGGTCCTGCCGCGCATCCACGAAATGATGGTGGACCTGGCCCGCTCTGCCGGCTGGACTGTCGATGGCGCCGCGCACTGGTGTCCCCGCTGCGTTCTGCAGCGACAAAACGAAACGGCCCGGTCCCCTCGCGGAGATCGGGCCGTTCTGACGCCGCCAGGCTGAAGGGCTCTACGCCGCGGACTCGTACTGCCGGTGGTAGATCGCTCCAGTGTTTTTCCTGCGGTGCTTGCGCTTGCCCCACTGGAACGTGTAGTCGAGCGGTTCCTCTTGCGCCTCTCGGACCTCCGGGAAGCGCGCCACGCGCCCGGTCCCGTCGCCCGTCGTGCCGGCGAAATACTCGCTCGGCGGATACAGGGCGTAGGGGGCGAGCTCGGCGAACGTCCGCCCCAGCAGTTCCTCCATGGCGTACACCCGGTGCCAGAACGTCCCTCTGTCGATGCGCAACTCCCGGCAGCAGGCATGCCAGTCCAGGCCGAGGACGTAGTGCAGCCGGAGGATCGCCTGGTCCTGATCGTCGAGAACCCGCCGCCCGGCCAGCCAGAAATCGGCGCAGTACTCTTCCCGCTTGCGCGAATAGGAGTGGTACCCTTTCGGCCCTCCGGAGCTGCCCCACGTCACCCCGTTCACGTGCGTGGCCAACGCCTGGCAGTCCTTCACGCGCCGGTAACAGATGCGGAACACCTCCCGCAGCACGCAACTGCAAGGCGTGTCGGGTCCTCTGAGAATGGGGCGTAAGCCGTATCCGTGACAGAAGCTGCAAGAGGGTTTGGCGAGACCGATGGCGGTCTCGCGGTTCCAGGTTCGTTTGGTGGTTCTCATGTCGATTGCGAGTGTCGCCATGGGTGATCTCCGTTACTGCGGATGCAGCTCGCGCCGCTGCTGGCGTTTCATCTGCTCGACGGGGTTGGGCAGCCTGGCGGGTTTCGAGGCCGGTTCTTTCGGGGCGGCCACCTTGCCGGTCTTGATCTGCTCCCAGATACTCCGGGCGTCTTTCTCCGGCTTGGGCGGCGCGACGTGCACCGGAGGCGTGCCGGCGAATAGCGTGGTCATCACTTCGAGGGGCTTCTTGTACTTGTAAGCCTCGGGGCCGAACAGCATCTCTTCCACGTTGCCGAAGCTCCAGGGAATCGGCGCCAGGCTCTTGCCGGCTTCGTAGGCGCCGCGGACTGTGGATGCCAGGGGGCTCATTCCCTTGGGCGCGATCTCGCGTCCCAGGAACGTTTGGTTCTTGACCGCTTCCACTCCCGTGCGGATCACCGGCGAGGCCTTGTTACTCATCGTCCGGAAGAGGCCTTCGACGGCGCCGTAGTCCTTGATGTTGCCGATGGTGTTCGCCAGGTCGCCCGGCGCGCCCTTAAAAAACAGGTTCTGGTAGATCTCTTTTCCATCGGCGTCCGTTCCCAGGTGCACCTGTGTCGGCCTTTTCGAGAGCTTGCCCGAGAGCAGCAGGCTCATCAGTTGCGTGGCCGCCATGCCGCCGACGACGGCCCGCAGCCAGAACATGCGCGCCATCTTGCCGCCGGGCGACGCCTCGCCCGCGTACTTCAAATTGAAGAGATTGCTGAACGTCCAGTCCGGAGCGAGCATCAGGGCGCGCGCCACGTTGGCCGTCATCTTGTTGATCCCCAGGTTCTCGGTGTGCAGGCCGCCGTAGACGGCATTGACTTCTTTGGCGATCGAGCGCATGGCCGCGGTCCGCTCCGAGGGCATGGCGTCTTTGTGCTCCGCCAGCCACGCGGCTTTGTGCAGCGAGTAGTCCACCACTTTGAATTGCCGCTGCAGCTTGCCGAACGTCAGATCGGTGATTCCCTTGGCGGCCGCGTACACGTGGCGCACGCCGGCTGTCGATCGCCAGGCCTCTTCGGCGGTCGGCAGCGAGCTGAGGGTCAATCCCTCGGCCGCCTCGTAGCTCTTGCCCTGAATCGCGGTGGTTCCTCCATGCGCGATGAAGTCCGCCTCCCGCTCGTGAAACTCCGGGGTGTCCTTGTCGGCTTTCAGCGCTTTCAGCCAGCCGCGCGCGCCCATGTTGGCCAGCGCCATGTAGTTTTCGGTGGTGGCGTGGAAGAAACTAAGCCCCAGTTGCGCCGCCTTGGTGTAAGCCTGGAACACGCGCAGGTTGCTGAACCCCGCGATCTTATTGCTGTAGTCCGGGTCGGTGATCGGCCGCAGCCCCATCTCGATCTTGCGCGGCACGAAGAGAGTCTGGTAAGCCCCCACCGGCTCGGGCTCTTCCGTCCCCTCGCTGCGCGGAGTGTACGCCACCAGGTTGCGGAAGGGGTGCGCGTGCGGCGCGATCTCCACCCAGTCTTTGGGAATGCCGCGGTCGCCTTTGGCGCCCCACACGCCGGTGTCCGAATCTACCAGTTGGTTCACGAGTAAGTGGGTCGCGCGCGCGGTGGCAAACTTATCGCCGTAGGCGTCGAAGGCCTTCAGGGCGTCGAGAGTCTTCGGCCGCTGGTTGTGGGCGATGGCTTCCAGGATGGTGGGGAACGCCCGCTCTTGATTGAATGGGAAGTTGCGCCCGATCTTGCCGCCCATGGCCCGCCCCATGCGGTCCACCAGGCTCGGCTTTTGAGCTTCGTCCCCTTCGAGCAAGTGAGTCACGTACTCGTCGGGCGAGACGTGATGGTCGATGAAGCCGAGTTTCTTTCCCTCGTTGAGCGATACTTCCGCGATCCGGGTGAGCACCGAGTCGGCCTTCAGCATGGCCGGCGTGGGATTCATGGCCCGCTCGATGGCCGGCCGCAGTTTCTCGATATTGTCCCGAGCCGTTCCCAGGCGCGACACTTCCCCGAAGACATCGTGCGTGCCGGCGAGATACTGCTCCATCTCTCCCGGCCGGTGGCGCATGTCGCGCATCAGGTACAGGCCCTCGCGGTCCACGTGATCGGGCAGCTCTTTGCGCAGCAGGTCCATCTCCTGGCGCACACGCGCGCTCCACAGGTCGCGTCTGGCGGTGAACCACTCGCGCATGTTCTGGCCGTAGCGCTTGTCGGCTTCGGCTTTGACTTGCTCGGGGGTCTTGGTGGATTTACGGCTGAACGATCCGCGCTCGTTGCCGAACAGATCGCCCGTCTCCGGTTTTTCTTCCTCGAACAGCCCGCGGTTCTCCGCCGGTTTCAGGTTGGAGGGTTTGACCTGGCCGCCGGATTTAAGCTGCGCGGTGAGTCGATCGTGGGTGAGCTTGGCCTCATTCGATGCTTCTTGCGCCTTGGATCTCAGCTCCTCGGCGGGAGTGACAAGGGAGGATTGCCCCTCGGTACTATTGACCGCGCGTGGCTCCCCGCCCATACTGGTAGCAGGTGCACCGCTGTTCGGCGAGGAAGCCGTCTCGCCGGCCCTGGAAACGGGGTTGCCGGAAACGTCGCTACTTTTTCCGGTGGACGGAGGAACTTGACCGCCGACTGGCGAAAGAGCTTCGCCGGCTGAAAGGTCCCCGGGAGCGCTCGTCCTCTTCCCGGAAGTCGGTGGTTTATCCTCGTACACCGTGAGCAACCACTTTTTCGCTTTTCCGTCGTAGTCCAGCCGCACCGCAGCCTTGTGAGTGTCGTCGAACAGTCGCACGCGATTCGGCCCGGAACGGTTCTCGTCTACCTGCATCTTCGAAAAGAATTCCGGGAGCGTATCGAGGATCGACGTACGTCCTTTGGCCACCAGTTTGGCGATACCTTCCCCGTCCTCGTAGTCCTTTTCCGGCGTTCCGGGCTTGCCCCAAATCAGATCGACGTCGCCGAGGCGCGGATCGGGGTGGTGCAACGCTCCCACCGCGTCGCCGGTCTGGTGACCGAGGAGCCACGCGATCGCGCCCCTCGCGTCCTGGTGGAATTGCCGCAAGATTGGCCCGTGCGGTCCCGTCTCGGCGCCCGGCTGCAGCTTTGCCTTGTTCGCCGCGATGTTGACCTTGTTTCTCTGTACGGCCTGCTGAAGTGAGTTGGGGGCCTTGACCGAGGCCTGAGCTACTGGGGCTTCGTCTGGACGCACCTGGCCCGCTCGGCCGGTGTCATCGACGCCAGCTCCGCCGGCGTCCAGCGAATTCGGTTCTCCGGATCCAGCTTCGCCGCTCCGCTCTTGACGCAGGCCTTCAGTTCGCTCACCAGCTCCTCGCGGAACTCCGGTGAGTCGATCGATCTGGCCTTTGAGGTGGTCTCTGACTTCGCGGTAGGCTGACTGTTTGACGTCATTGGCGTTGCCTCCCTGGTGGAGTTGCTCGGCGGCGCGATCCAGGATGCCGTCGATAGGTCCGGCTGAAGTGCTCAGCTTATCGTACAGCGAAATGCCCTGGTTTGCGGCCTCTGTTTTCTCCGCATTGGCGCCCGCCTGGATGACGTTCCCCGCTTCTCCCAGCCGGTCCGCCGCGGCTTGCCCCGACACCACGCCGAAGAGCTTCTTCTCCGCCTTGAGCTGTCCGCGCACGTAATCCGAGACGATGGCCTTTTCCGGCAGCAGGGAGCGCGTCATCTCACCCACGTCGAACATGCTGCCCTGCGCCGCTTCTCCCGGCTTCTCGGTTACTGTCGGGGCACGCTGGTTCATGCGGATCAGCTCGCCCACCTGGTCGTTGGTGAGCCGCTGGCCCGCGGCCTCGCGCTGCCGCATGAGGGTGTAGATGGCCGTCTGGTCGGCCTGATTGGGGACGCCGGCGCCGAGCACGGCCGCGCGCTCCACCGGTAAAAGCCCATGCACCACGTCGTGGAAGATGGGAGGCGAGAGGTTTGCCAGGGCCATGCCCTGATTGGCGACCTGCTTGCGCATCGAGATCTTCCCCTCGGCCGCAACCGTCTCGGGAGTCATGCCGGTATCGCGGAAGAACTTGGCCGCGTCGATGGCTGTTCCATTCCCCTCGGCGATATTGATCATGGCGCCCTTGGCGCGCGCTTCCGGCGCGGTGGCGGCATCCAGGTACCGCACCTGCATCTCCGGCACGGGCTGCGGTTTGTTCGACTGATCGGCGATGGTATTCAGTCTCTGCGCCAGCTCCGTGCGGTGATGGCCGTTGACCGCGTAAGTCTGTCCGTTTGCCGGGTCCAGCCACACGTGTACCGTCCCGGCGATGTCCGGGTCCCAGGTCGTCACATCCTTGAACTGGTCGCCGACGCCGTGCTGCCCGATGTCCTGCTGCTTGAACTGGAACCGCGTGGGGTCGAGCTGGATATCGCCCGTGGGAATGCGGCCCTCGAATCCCGGACCGCGCGGCATCGGCGCCTCGGCCGCGGGAGCCTGGCTGGCGGGGGACTCCGCGGGCACCGGAGGCGCAGGAACGGCCGTCCAGCCCTTTCCCAGGTCTAAGGGCGGCTCAGTCGGGGTGACAGTCTGTGGCGTCTCGGCCGCAGGCTGCCGAGGGGCGGGGGCCGGCGGGGGCGCGGTGAAGTTCGAGACGTCCCACCCAGGGGCTGGCTCTTGCGCTACGGGCGTCTCTGAGGCCGCTGGCGGTGGGGGGGGTGCGGATACGGCAGAGGGCTCCGCGGATTTCTCCGGCAGCGGGTAGTTCGCCTTGCGCTCGGCGATGGCGGCTTGCTCCTGCCGCGCGATTTCCTCCTCGACGGGATTGGAGGTGAAGTTCGAGAGGTCCCAGCCAGGGGCTGGCGTTGGCGCTACGGGAGGCGCTGGGGCCGCTTGCGGCGCGGCGGCCGGTGGAGGGCCTTCCTCCGCGGGCGCTGGCAGGCCGCGGCTGAAACGGGCTTGGGAGGCTGCGTTCCTCTCCGCGCTCGCGCGGGTCGCCTCATCGTTGTACAGCCGCTCCTGGAGGGCTTTCTTGGTTGCCGCCAAGGTTTCTATGTCGCTGAGCTGCCCGTGCGCGTGCATGACCGCGAGGCTTCCCAGAAACGCCGATGTGCCGGCGGCGCCGAGCTGACCGAGCGCCCCCCAGTAATCGCCCTGCTTGGCCGAGCCGTAGGCCGCGGGGACCTCCTTCACAATCTGTTTGGCGGATTGCCCGGCGAACCAGATCGACAGAGCGGCGTCGGCCGCTTTCCCCGCCGCCGCCACTTGCGCGGTCCCGCTGGTAGCTGCCGCGCCGAGGCCTCCGCTGGCCAGGGCGATTGCGCCGCCGGCCGGCGAGAGCATGCTGGCCGCCGGTTCGATGAGCGCCTTTTGTTCGATCTGGAAGGGGCCGACCATGATCTGGTTCAGTTCCTTGACGGCATCTTTGACGGACTGCGGGGGAGAGAGCAGGAAATCCTGGATCGACTGGGACTTCGGTGCGGTGTCGACCGTCCGCCCGTTGGGCCCGGCGTATGTCTGAGTGCCCGGCTGTTTGACGAAGGTCGTAACGATGGGAGGGCCGGCCGGCTTCGGTTCCTCGGCCAGAATCTGGGGCACGGGTTGCCGCGGTCCCACGAAGGGCGTAGCCGGCGCCGGGGGAGTCGCGCCGGCAGGCGCGGCGGGAGCCGGCGTTGCCGATATCGGCGGAGTCGCGCCCACAGGCCCGAACTTACTCAGGTCCCAACCGCCCTGCGCGGGCGCGGCGGGGGCCGGTGTCGCCGGCGCCGGCGGCGGTCCGCCCACGGGCGCGAATTTACTGAGGTCCCAGCCGTCTGCCATGTTACTTCACGAAGTAAACGATTCCGTCTTGCTTCATCCACACGTGGCCATCGGGGCCCGGTCCTTGCGTTCCCTCGGGAATCTTGTCCATGAAGGCCTTAGGCGGCGCCTGCGCCCCCACGAGGGCCGCTTTGCGCGTCTGGTAGGACTGAATCTGGAACGCCGTGGTTTTCAGTTGCCCCTGCTTGACCTGCTTTTGAACGCTCGGCAGATTCGGATTCGCCAGGTCCGAATTGAGCTGTACTCGAGTGGCCTTCAATTCGTCCTCTTTTCCCTGGAGGGCTTGCATCTGCTTGTTCACCTGGTCGGCCTGGCGCTGGGTGAAGCGGTTATCCGTGCCGGCGTTGCGGTCCGCCGCGCGGCCGTTCGCCCCACTCACGCTGTTGGCGTTGCGCTGACCCGCGCCCGCGATCGTGGCGGCGTTGCGTTGACCCGCGCCCGCGATCGTGGCGGCGTTACGGTCCGCCGCGCCCGTAACGGTGTTGGCGTTGCGCTCCTCGGCGCCCGCGATACGCGCATCGTTACGCGCGCCCGAGGCCCTCCGGTCCTCGGCCTTCACTCCCGCGTTGATGAGGTTCGGCACGTATTTCTGCGGCACGCTGGCCGGCGCGCCGGCGGCCTGGGCCTCCGGCGAGGTGGTTACCGGCTTCCATTGCCCCGTGGCCTGCGCGTAGGACGCCAGGTGTTCCGGCTGGATATAGATCTGCGCCGGGTATCCCTGCGCCTGCTGGTCTTCGCTGGTGGTCAGAGGAATCGCCGTCGAGCGGAACTTCGCCTGCGCCGCGGCGTTCGCCTGATCCTGCTGCTCCTGGTCCGTCTTCAGCTCGTACTGCTGCTTGTTCCCCTGGCGGTCCAGCAGGGTAACTGTGCGCGAGGGGTCCGCCTTCCGCACGATGCCCGGAACGCTCACCTGGCTGTCGCCCGCTCCTGGGACGCCCGGTACCGCCGGGACCGTGTAGCTGGCATCCGGCCGCTCGGTCACCATCCCGTTATTGACCGGGCGCCCCACCTGCATGGCCATCTGTCGGTTCATGATGTCCTGCACGCTGGCGTTGCGGTCGTCGAGCGCGGCTTTCGTGGCGTCCGCCTGTCTTTGCGCCGCCGCGTCCTGCATCTGCTGGCGCATCTGGTAGCCTTGCAGAATGCCGTTCAATAGTCCGCCCAGAGGGCTTTGCTGTGTCGCCATTCGGTCCCTTCCCTCCGGCGGAGAGTTGCGCTCCGCCGCCCTGCTCATGGCCCCGCGGGCCTGAGATTGCGCTTCGTCCAGTTGACCCGAGAGATCGGCCATCTACTGGCCGCCCTGGGTGCTGAAGTAGTCGCCCCCGCCGCCGAAGCCGCCGGGACTGGTGTAGGTGATCCCGCCGTTGAAGCCGCCCGGGATGGCGTAGAGGTTCGCATTCGAAGTCGTGGGGAGATCGCCGATCGTCTCCGAGTTAAGAGACGGCGTCTCGCCCCCGCCGCTGCTGGGGCTCGAAAGCATCAGCAGACTCGACAGGCTCGACAGGATGTTGCCCAGCCCGCTGGTGGTAGTGGTGGAGCTGCCGCTCGTGTCGGCCGTGCCGCTGGTCGTCCCGCTGCTGGTTCCCGTCGAACTGGTTCCCTTGCCGGTGTTCAACAGTTGCTCTCCCAGGCTCGCCCCGTTGTTCATCTGGTTGATGGCGTCGCTTGAGATCTGCCCCTGGAAGTTCGACACCGCCCCGCTGCGCGCCAGGTTCGCGTTATACATGGCATCGCCCGCCGAGCCGCTCGATCCGTAGCCGCGGCTCGCCATCTGCTGCGCGACCTGCGAGGGCACGCTGGCGAAGGATTGATTGATCGACTGCAAGCCGGCGTTCTGGATCGGCGCCAGCATCTGCATGGGATTCGACATCGAGCTCGCGGAGTAACTCAGCAGTTGATTCATCATCTGCTGCAGTTGCGGCGAGAAGGTCGGAGTCGAGCTCTGCGACGCGGTGCTGTTCGACTGCCCGCTGGTCGCGGTGTTGCTGTTGCTATTGGTATTGGTGGTGGTGCTGAACAGGTCACTTAGAAACGACATTGGATTTCCCCTCGAATGCTGCTTTGCTCAGCCCGTAGAGCCACACGTCTTTGGGCTTCCCTGCGGACAGCGTGTGGCCGACCAGCGTGCCCTCGCGCTTCCCGCCGATATTGCAGATCAGCGATCCCAGCGCCAGGTTGCCGCAGAGCACGCGAAACTCCAGCTTGCCCAGGCCCGGCTCCTCGAACATTCCCGCTACCGCGATCCGGCACGCCTTCGCCGCCAGGCCGCGCCCCTGAAAGTCGGGCTTCATCACCACGTCCGCCGTCCCCAGCCACTTAGACAGCCGCTCGAAGATGACCAGGCCGCCCAGCTCGCCGTCTGCCGACACCGCCCAGGTCTTCTGCCGGTCCCACTGCGCTTTCATGCGCCCGAGGAAGCTCTCCAGGTCCTGCGGGCTGAAGTCGTCGGCCACCTTCTCGCGGAAGGGCGCGATCCAGTGCCACACCCGCGGCAGCGCTGCGAACGGAAACGGACTGCTTACTTCGATGGTCATCTCACCGCCGCCCAGGACATCTCCTCCGCCGTGGGCAGCGGCAGAGGCCAGCCCAACAAACACAGGTGATCGTAGGCCCATGTCTTCACCATCGGCAGTTGCAGCCTCTGAACCGCCGCGTACTCGCGCTGCCACGCCCACCCGGCCGAATACCAGCCCATGAGATAGCGGCAGTGGGCCTTGTCCCAGGTCAACGTCGTGAAGGGGTAGGCCGCGCAGGCCTTCGCCCGGTCGATGTTGCGGTCCACCCCGTTGTACTGGAAGCCTTCGACCAGAAACGTGTCGAAGCCCGAACCCGTTCGCGTGGCCCACGCCGTTGGCAGATTCACGTAGCGCATCAGTTGCGCCGCCGAGGGATCGTTCACGTCCAATGGCCAGAGCAGCTCGAATAGCGCCGTGGGGCACGCCGTCAACACCGCCGCGCGCACCGCGTCCACGTAGCTCTCCAGGCGCGCGCGCAGAAAGTTGGCGTCGGCGTAGGCGTCCGCCGCCGGGCTGTCGTTCGGCGTCAGGAACGTGTGCAGCGTGCCGCCGAACGCTGTTTCCGTGGCGGCATCGTAGAATGCCATCGACGGCGGCGAGCCGCCCGCCTGGTACCACCACAGCGCCTCGCCGAATTGCAGCCGCACGGCGAGCCCCGCCGCCGCCATCAGGGCCGCCGCTTGAGAGTAAGCGCTCGCCATGTATGCTTGTACCGCCGAACCGAAGGCGCATTGCGAACTGAGCAGGGGACCGAATCCCGTCGCCGTTACCGCCGGGCTGCCGTCGTGGAAGCGCTGCACCCATACCGCCGCGGGCGGATTGTCCGGCGGGTTCACCAGCTCCTGGCTGAACGAAACCACCGCGCCGATCCCCGCCGCCGCCAGCTCGCCGAAGTAGTCGGCGTGCCATGCCGCCACCGCGGCGTTGATCGGGGATGTCGCCGTTTCGTCCACTCCCCAATACCAGGCGGCGGAAATCGGCGGCGGCGTCCCGTTGCTGGTCGCAACCCCCGCCGTGAAGCCCGAGTCGTGGGTATCCACGGCGATCGCCACGTAGTAACTCGCGCTCGACGCCCGTCCGTGCAGCGTGAGCACGGCCCCGCTCGTCTCCGCCCAGAACACCGCCGATCCCTGGTTCACCAGTTGCGCCAGCGCCAGGGCCACCGTCTCGGCCGTGTCCCCGTCCAGATTGACGTGGTCGATTTCCGCGCTGCCCATGAGCAAGCTGGTGGTGTCGCCGAAGGCCGGTGTGCCGGCGAAAGTAACGGCCGTCGTCTGCGACCAGGTGGATGCCGGTTCCAGGGCCTTGCGGACGGGCCACCAGAAGACGCCCATGTAGTGGTCCACTTCCCCAACCAGGCCCAGCTTTTGGATGTTCCACAGCACCCGCTGCGGCGGCAGCTTGTAGGTGTTGTCGGTGTCATAGTCGGTGGCCACGCCCACGTCCGTGCGCGTCTCCGGCGCGTCGGGCACGTCCGACAACACCGCGCACTCCAGGAAGTCGAAGTAGAAATACCAGCCGCCGCTGGCGGAGTTCTTCGTGCCGGGGAAAGTGACCGCTACGCTATGTTGCCCCGCCGCCACGTCGGCGATCTTCACCCGGACCTGCATACCGCTGCCGTAGCAGTCCACCGCTAACGGCGTTCCCCCGTCGATCGACACGTTGACGATCCCGCAGTTCGTGTCGAGCCGCGTTCCGAGGTAGATGCTATGCGCCGCCCCGCAATGCGTTTCGACGGTCAAGCTGCGCGTCTCGCTGGAACTGTACGCCGAGCGGATGGCCCATCCCCGGCTCCACCACGCCGATACCGACGCCGCCACCACTGTGGGCGTGTCCCAATACCCCGCCTGTGTCACCCAGGGCGAATTCTCCTCGATGCGCACCGACCCCGGCCCGGCGGCTTTGAGCGCGCGGCATCCCGTCCCGTCCGTCACCGTCCAACCGCTGAAGGTCGCAGACCAGTCCACGGCCGTGAGCCAGCCGGCCAGGGGCAAGGGCGGCGCGAACGTCAACCACATCTTGTGGATCGCAGTGGCCGGAACCACCGTTACGCCGTCCTTGTCCTTGACCGTTCCCGAGGTGAAGTCGAGGCTTACCGTCCACACGTTCGGCGAAGTCCCGCCTGTAAACTGCGCCGAAGAAGGGGACCAGGTCTCGCTGCCCGTCCCTCCCCACACCGTCGCGTACGCTCCCACGCGGTTGCCGTTCGCCCCGGGGGTCCTCCATGTCAGCGTAACGTCCGCGCCAGCCGCCGCCGCGCTCACGGTCGGGCTGGCCGACGTGATTGCCGCCGCCAGCCCGGCCGCCGCGGTCGCCGGCGTATCGGCGCCCAGCACGGTGTAGTAATAGTGCTCCGTACCCCAGGCAAGCTGGATGTTGTCGCCCGGCGTGAGCGGGCCCCCGAGCGTGAAATCCGCCGTCGCCGGGGCATACGATCCGCCGGCCGGCGTGGCGTGAGCCAGCAGAGGCGCCTGGTATTGGGTGGCGTACTGGGTGCTCCCGTCGCCCACCAGAACGTTCAGGTACGGCCAGTCCACCGAGGGGTAATCGGCGCTGTCGAGCTGCTCGCAAGCGATCAGGTCGATATCGAACGACAGCGCCAGTCCGCTGAAATCGCCATCCGGCAGGTAGCGCATGCGCGGATGCTCGAACTGATTATTCACGTCCCACAGTTGCAGCACCGCGAAATCGTCCTGCCCGCCCCACACCCCCGAGACGGTGAAGCCGGTATCGCTGGCGTCGTGCATGGCCGCCGTAGCGCCGTACCCGTCGAAGCCCTGCAACTGCATCGTGCGGTGCGGTTCGAGTTTGTAGATGGCTTCCACGTCAGTAGTAAACGAACACAGATAAATCGGACCCCGGGACCGCGCTGCCCACTCCCGTGATCGCCAGGCGGACCTGCGCCGCGGCCGCCATGACGCCCGTAGGGGTCATCGTCGCCGAAGTCGCCCCCGCGGCGATCGTGAAACTCGCCCAGGCCGTGCCGCCCACGTAAATCGTCGCCGCGATCCCCGCGCCCGTGGGCGCCGTCTTCACGTATGCCGCCACGCTCCGCGGCGCGATCGCCGCATTCAGGTACACCGCCGGCGCGGCGTCCGCCTCGATCCCGAGCGTGCCGTTGGCGTAGAGCGCGAGCGCGCCGATCGCGCCCGTCGTCGCCGTGGTTCTCGCCGCCGCCGCCGTGCCCGTTCCCGTTCCCGCGCTCTGCTGCATCAGCATCAGGCGGTTGTTCAGCGTCTGGGTCAGTTGCGCCGGCACGCCCGCGATCTGCGGAATGGGAACCGGCCTATTCATCGACCGGCGCCTGCACCCACTGCGGCACTGGCGGCGTGGGCTTCACCGGCAGGCTCAGCGGCGCGAAACTCTGCGGCGTGGCTTCCACCGGGATCGCCAGCGGGTTGTAGCTCTCCGGTGTGGCCTCGATCGGGATCTTCACGCCCTGAAACTCCGCGGCCGTCGCCTCCACCGGGATCGGGACGGGAGCGTATTCGCTCGCGGTCGCCTCCACCGGGATCGGGACGGGTTGGTACTGCGCCCCCGTCGCTTCCACCGGGATCGGCACGGGAGCGTATTCTCCCGGCGTGGCCTCCACCGGGATCGGCACGGGCTGATAGTCGGGCGATGTCGCCACCACCGGCAGCGCGCACCAGCCCCACTGTCCGTCAGGCAGCTCGCGGGTCCACACCCGCACGCCGTAGAGTTCCACCTGTCCGGCGCCAGTCGGAGTCAAAGTGGCCGACAGGTAATGTCCCTGCATCAGGCCAGGCAGACGCGACCGCAGCACCGCGCGAGTGGTGATGGCGATGGCCATCGAGAAGCGCTGGGCCATCGCCTCGCCGGGAATATCCGTGCTGAACGCGAGGCTCGCTCCGGACGTGGACACCACGTCCACCTCGACCTTGCCGAAGAGATGCGATTTCTCGAAGCCCATGCGTCAATCTTTCGGGATGGTCTTTCCCTGGAGCCTCTGCCATGCCGCCAAGGCCACCAGGCGGATCGCCGCCAGCAGGGCTCCCACTACGCCGCCACTCCCGGCGCGATCGGCGCCGTCTGCCAGATCTCGCTCAGCGAGCCGTCGATGTAGACGCCCAGCGGCCGCAGGTACACAATGCCCGAATACAGCTCAAATTGGGTGCTCGCGCCCGGCGTGATCTTGGGATAAAATTCCGTTCCCCTGATGCCGTCGAGGGGAACCGTGAGGGTGACCCTCATCCCGCCGCCTCCGGAGCTCGCCAGGCTGATGCCCGCTCCCAGGCGCGCCGCGAGCGCTCCGCCCGGCATGTCGGTATAGAGCTGCAGGCTGGCCGCGCCGTTCGAGGCGTACACCAGCGTCAATTCTTTGAACTCGTTTACTTTTCTGAAGGCCATCGAAACACTCCTCTATTCGCCGCCCTGCTCGCCCGGCGCCAATGGCAGCGTGTACCAGAAATCGTTCTGCGAGCCGTCCGCATACACTCCGATGGGCAGCACGCGCACCTTGTAGCCGTAGATTGCGAACGGGCCGGCCGGCTGGGCGTTATCCGCGCCCCCCAGCAGGTGCCGGAATAATCGCCCGCTCTGCGGCGGCGCCAGCACGATGCGCAGCACCTGGCGCCCGGTCGACTGGGGAATCGTAAATCCAGTTCCATTTCCCATCACGCCTCCAGGGATATCGCTGTACAAAATCGACTGGACGCCCGCCGTGCACTGGCTGGTGTCGCAATCGATCTCCAATTGATCGATTCGGCCCGCGCCCTCCAGCCCGTGATTCGTGGGCCCCGAATCCCAGCTCATACCGAGCCGTGCCTCCACGTAGTAATGCAACAGGATGGGACTCTCGATAACCGCGGGCGCGCCATTCGCGCCTTGCCCCGTGATGCGCACCGCCAGGCCGAAACTCTTGATCGGCAGCCCGCGCAAGGCTGTCACCGTGTAGGTCGACGGGTAGACCAGCGGGAAAATCTGCTTGGTGAGGCTCGTCGAGCTGAACGTGGCCAGCGTGAACGAAGTCGCGGCCGGCGGGCTCGATCCGAACGTGCCCCCCAACTTATCCAGCCGGCATACGATTGTCAGGGTCGCGCCGCCGGTATTGTGCGAGAGCACCAGGTCGCCCCAGGTTTTCTGACGGTCGGGAAGTCCGCAATCGTGGTACTGCGATTCGAAGGCCAGCGCGCTGGCACTCCCCACGTAGGCGCTCTCCAGCGTGTAGACGCCCGCGTTGGCCCCCAGGAACCCGCTGCCGGTGTCGAGGAACGCCAGCCATCCGTAAGGGTGTGCGAACCAGCGCTGTGACGGAAGGTGCAGCACCAGGCTAACCTGCATCGTGCCGGCGGTGTCCGGGTAAGCACAATAGAGCCGCCCGTTGCGGTGTCCGATGGCGCACTGCGACATATACGCCGGCCCGAGCTGCGGAAAGTTTTCCGTCGTCAATCCGCGCCAGATGCGGTCCACCTTGGCGCTCACCTTCCCCGCCGAGTCGTTATTGAAAGCGTAGACCCCGTCCACCCAGATGAAGTAGTCGCTCGCCGACGTGCTGCACACCGCGCGCGGCCCCACCGCGCCGCACTCCGGCACGGCCACCTCGACAATGGCGCTTTCGCTGCCGCAGTCTCCCAGGTGCACCCAGATCGATTTCTGCCGGTAGATAGTCAGGAATCCCGGCCTCACCGTGATCGCCAGAATCCCGTCTGCGGTGTCCGTCCCGATATCCACCCAGTTGCCGTCGTAGCTGTCTCCCGAGCCCGGGAAGAACGCCGGCTCCAGCGGATCGGTGAACCACATCCGGTTGGGATTGGCGGTGCTGTTCGCCACCACGATGCGCCCGTTGTACACCTGATTGGCCACGATGCGCGCCGCCGGCGGGGCGTCGTGATCGGCCGTCATGATCGTGCCCAGCAGCAGCAGCGAAGTATCGTCCTGGTTATCGATGGGGTTGCCGGTATCGATGTAGATGAGCTGGGTGATGGGGATCGGCGACGGATTGAGCAGATACGGGGCAGTCTCGGCGTCGAGCGAAACCCCGCCGTAGCCCGGCACTTGCCGGTAGATGTTCCAGCCGGTGGCGCAGGCCGGTGGATACACCGGCATGTTGATCTCGGTCGAGTGGCCCAGCCCGTCGTGCGCTGGTATTGCGCCGGAAATGTCGTCGGCGGTCAGCAGCATGGCGGGCGACGGATTAGTCTCGCCCACGCTGGTGACCCAGGTCACCCGGTAGCTGTCCTCGATAGGCCAGAGCTTGTTTCCCGCGCCTCCGTTTATCCCCGGGGCGCCGCTCGACCCGATATCCACCAGCGTCGGGCCGTACCCCGGCGCCGCCACCGTCCAGGGCGTCAGAGTCGTGCCGTCGTCGCGGCTCGCGTGGGCGGTATTCATGAACCACGCGAAGCCCTGGAACGCGATCATGCCCAGCGGGTAGCCGTCGAACCCGGTGTCGATCGGCGCATCGCTCGCGCGCCCGATCTGCCGCAACGCCGAACCGTCCGAGTAGTACACCCGCCCGGCCGTCGCCAGCAGACTGTTCTGCGAGCCCACCACCGCGGGATTGTTGGCCAGCGCGGGCTGAGGCGCCTGCTCCAACCGGCCGTCCGCGCCCGGCCAGAAATCCGTGAGGTCGAGACACTCCCCCTGCGGCACGTTCACCAGGTCGGTGAGCGCCGCGCGGCGCGGGTTCTGATCCGCCGGGACTAAGAGGTCCAGCCCGCCCGGAGTAATGCGCTGTTCGTTGAGCTTGTAGGACATTACAATTAGTTCAGATGCCTATGCCCGATCCCGAGCCATGGTTTACGGAAGAAGAATTGGCAGTCATCGCCGAAAAGGCTCTCGCGATCCACAATCGAACCGCGGAGACTGCCGAACAGCGCCAAGCCAGACTGCTCAGGGACGGCTTCAGGCCATTCATGCCGTAGTTGCGCTCACAGCGTGCCGTAATACTGCTGACAGATCTGCTCGTACATCTGCACCCTCGCGCGGCAGTGCTTCGCCAGTTCCGGCTGCTCGCTCTCGCCCTCTTCGCCGTAAGCCTTCGCCAGCACCGAGAAAGCCAGGTACCCCGCCAGCGGCGCGGGCGCCTGCACCAGCGTGTTGTCCTGGGCCACGTCCACGTCGGGCGGATACACCGCGCAGATCGTGGGCAGCGCCGCCGCGGCCGTGGGAACCGGGACCAGCCCCACCGTCCCCAGCATGATGTCGTCTTCGTACCAATGGTCCGGCGTTCCCGGAGTGCTCTGAAACGATTCGTCGCGCGCTTCCAGATCGATCACCGCCGCCGGCCGCAGGGGAGATATACCGAGGGAGATATGCAGCGTGGCAACCTGGCGGGAAGGTAAGGAGTAGATGGCCGTGCCGCCGGCGGTGGTAATCGAAGTGTCGCGCTCCACGAACGTCATGGAGACGCGCGCAAGGCGTTTGCAGGCCTCATCCGTCCACTGGATCAGATCGTCCTCCGTCCAGAATGTCAAGTCCGCGAAAGAGTCCGCGTGTAGGTCCGGGAGCAGCGCCGTGAGCAGGGCTTGCGTGTCGATCTCGCCGGCCATTTACCTTCCCCCCTTGGGCGCGAGCATCGCCGCGAGCTGCGAGCGGTCGAAGCTGGCCAGCTCGAACGGCTGCACGTCGTAGTGCGCCGCCAGGCTGCGCGCCCGCGTATAGTTCCCGAGGCGCGTCATGCTGTCGAGGTACGCGTTCAGGCAGTTCATCCCGCGGGCGAGCTGCTGCGCGCCTTCCTTCAGCCTCACGCGGTACACGCCGTACTCCACCAGGTCCGGATGATAGGCGTCCGGAAGGATCGGCGTATCCGTGGCTGCCAGCGCGGCCGGCGAATAGGCGTAAGTCGCCTGCGCCGTTTGGGAGGACTGCGGAGTCACCGCCCAGAGATTCGACCCCAGCAGGCAATAGCGCGCCGCGGGGCCGGCCGTGGCCTGCCACTGGGAGTTCCAGCCGTCGAGCTCGTCGATGGTGGACGGCCGCAGTCTGATGCCGCCCACGGCGATGCGCAAGGGCGCGATCAGGTCCGGCAAAGCCGGGCGCGGCAGGTAGAACGCCCCATTGGCGTCGAGCGAATGCGCCGTTCCCAGCGAGAAGGCTACTGTCTTTTCGAAACACAGCGTGAGCAGGCTGGCGAGCTGCTGCCCTTCGTCGATCGCCGCGAGTACTTCATCGGCGACTACCACGCCGTTGACGGTCGGACCCGCGCCCACCACCACCGATACCGGCGCGGCGGGGTCGTCGTCGATCCGCGTGATGATTCTCCCGGCGATGTCGGAGACGGTCATGCGGAGACCGCCGGGAGTAGACTGAATGGGACGGCGGCCGCTGAAACGGCCCCGCCCCGGTGCAGCCGGGAAAGGAGATTTCCCAGATGCAAAATCAGGGTACCAAAGCCGTCGAAGACAGAGTGTTGCAGGAAAGCCACGCGCACGGCGATACACGCCACGTCACTGGCAACGAGTGTGAGAGGCTTATCCGTAACGCAATCAGTCTTTACCCGGATCTTCCCGCCGCGGATCTTATCGAGAAACTGATTGCCCTTGCAGATCCGGAATTCCTTGCTACGCTCGACCGCCAGCTCCGGACGCAGTACCTCACCCATATGATGAAAACGATTCGCGCTCGCGACCAGCGCGAGGAAGGCGCTTCCGCGTGGTCCACACGGCGCGTGAGGGCTTCGATGCCATGGGATTCCCTCGAAGATGGCGGGTAGCTTGAGACTCATTTTTCGCCACCTAGAATCAATGACTTATGGGCGGTAGTAGCTGAAATTGGCCTACTTCCGGCCGCCACTCGGATCAGCAGCTCACCGTCCGCCGCCCACATCATTTCCAGCCCCAGCTTTCCCGCCTCACCGGCAGCGCCTCATCCTGTGCCCCGTGTAGTACGGATCCATCTGCATGGCCGCCGGCGGCATGCCCTGCGCCTCGGAGCTCCGCATGTTGGCCAGGCCCACCTTGGCCATTACGCCGGCGAGCTGCGCGCCGTTATAGTCCTTCAGGTGCGCCTTGATCCGCGAGACCACGCCCTCGACCAGCGCCGCGGACTGCATCCACACTTGCAGAATCGTGCTCGTGGCCGCGCCGGTAAGCGCTCCGGGGTCGGACACGTAGGTGAACGGGATCCCGTAGACCTTGTCGGGGACGGGGCACAGTTGCACCTGAATGCGCGGAGGCGTCGAGCCGTCGTCCATGTAGCTCGCCCAGATGCCCGGCAGTCCCGGACAGCCCGCGCCGGGAAAGGACTGGTTCAACTGGCTGCGCGCCATGCGCACCAGCGGCCCTTCGGTGAAGTCCGAGAAGGCCGTGTCCTCCAGCATCCGGCAATCCGCCGGCATGGCGTAGACGTGCTGAAAAATGGTGTACCCTGCGCCTGGCGCGAGCCCGAGCGATCCCTCGTAGCCGCGGTCCAGGGTTCCCGCCGCCGCGCCCACGTAAGTAAAGGCGTAGATATCGTCCTCGCCCACCACGCGAAACGCCATGCCCGTCATGGCCGGAGTGAACGTCCCTCCGCTGAGCGCGACGGCGTTCGATCCCGCCGTGAGTGTCACCGTGCCGGTGGAATACGGCGCCAGCGTCTGGAGCACCGCGGTGACGTTCTGCCGCGACCAGGGCAGCTCTCCCAGGATCTCGGCATAGCGGTCGTCGATCCATCCCTCGATGAGGTCCAGATCGACGCCCGGGAACTGCTTGGTCAAGCGGAATTTCAGTTGGCCGTAGGTCATGAATCAGTACCCAAAACAAGTGAATGCTAGAGTGTCCGAACTTCCATAGGTGGTCAACGAGGGGAACGTGGCGCTGTTTACCGTGCTGGACGAGCTGCCGTAGGCCCCCTGCGTCGCGGCCATTTGTCTATCCACCAAGGTGCAGGTATACCCATTGGGCGCTGTCGGCAGCCCCGTCAAAACGGGGGTACAACTCCCGCTGCCCGCCCCCGCTACAAACGTTCCCGCAAAAGATCCCCCAACTTGCGCTCCGATGGTCCCGCACCCTGTCACGACTGGCTGACTTCCGCTGGCAATCACAGTTGCTGTGATTACTTCGGCTGGTCCGATCCCCGTCGAGGAGAACACCATCTGCCAGCAGTTTCCGCTCGCCGCCGTCGAGATCCACAGCGTCCCGCCGCCGGTTACCGTGTCCATGTATCCGGCCAGGCTCGACGACGTGGGCGCCGAACACCCGCTGCCCTGAGTAGGAGGGCCGCTACCCGTCGTCATAGTGAGGATGCCGCCTCCGGAGCTCGCCGTGCCTCCCTCTTCCGCCACTACCGAGACCCAAACGAGCGCCCCCGAGCAGCTCGACGTGCACGGGGTCTCGACGATCGCGGTCGAATGGCCGGGCGCGACCGTCGAACGCGCGCCGGTGTCGTGGGCGTAGCCGCCGGTGGCGGTAGAGAGCACCACGACGTCTCCAATCGTCGCAGTCCCCGAATCGAGGGTCGCCTGGACAGGCCCAAAGCGATCGACGTTCACCGGGTCGCCCGCGATGGCGGTGCTTTCCGCCACGCCGTACCAGGATGTGTCGCCCGTGGTGCATTCGATCACGGCGCCGGCGTTGGCCGGGTCCAGTTTCACGAACGTGTTGGCCGTAACTCCGCCGGTTCCAGCGGTGATTCCAGTCTCCACCAGATGTTGCGTGGCGTCGCCGCCCGAGGAGCAATCCGCGCCCGTGCCGCTCAGCACCCCGCTCGCGCTCACGTGCAGGCATTGCGTCGTACCCGTGAAGGGAGTTGTGATCGTGCCGCTGAACGTCGGCGATGCGGCCGGCGCGTAGGCGGTGTTGTCGAAGACCCACGCCGAGCCGTGATAGCCCAGGTTGCCCGTTGTCAGCGAAGGCAGCGCCGCGCCGCGCAGTCCCGTGATCGTCAGCGACGGGCCGAGGCTCGTGGCGCCGGATGCCGATCCCGACGCGTCCCCTCCCGCACTCCACGTAATGGACTGGTTGCCGGTGAGGTAGCCCGGCCCATTGCTGAAGCTCGAAAGGCTCGTGGGAAACGTCCCCAGGCTCAGATCGCCGCGCAGATACTGCGACGTACTCCCAGTGCTCAAGCTCGCCTGCTTGCCGGCCAACGCCGCCGCCAGGTCCGTCTGCGCCGAGAGCGTCCCGCCGATCGATCCCCACGTTCCCCCGCCCCCGCCGCCGCCCGGCAGTTGCACCCACCACAGCGAGGCGGAAGCCGGATTGTTGCCCGTGTTCGAGCCCGCCAGGCTCACGTAGCTGAAGCCGGCGTAAGTTACCAGGTCCTGCGCGTTGTAGCCGAGAGAAGAGATCCACGCGCCCCGGTAGCCGACCTTGTTTGCCGACAGCCAGGCGAAGTTGGCGTTGATCTTCGTCCGGGCGGTGGGCATCGCCTCGTTGTTGACGGTCTGGATCTGCGCACGGAGCGAGAACGCCAGCAGCGCCAGGAGAAGAGCTCGTCTCATGCCGGATCTCCCGTCTGGTCCCAGTTGCCGGCGATGTCGTCCCAGTTGCCCGCGATGTCGTCCCAGGGCAATCCCGTCGGCGGTGTGTCGAAGATCCGCGGCGCGCCGGCTCCGGAGGGGGCCTCGAAGATTCGCGGAGCTCCGCTTCCCGCTGGGCCGAAGATCATTGCAAGATTCCCGTCAACACCGGCAGCAGGTCCGCCGCGATGGCGTTCTCGCCCGTGGTGTTCGGATGCAGCCCGTCGCTGTTGTAGTACGTGGTGTTGGCCGCGCAGGCGTCACAGCCGATCGCCGGGTCCAAGTCGAGCCGTACAATCGCATCGTAGAAACTGGTGTCCGCTACGATCAGCGGATTCACCGTGTCCCGCCAGGCGTTGAAGCCGCTATAAGTCCGCGGCAGAACGGTGAGCACTACGATCTTCCAGCCGGCCGCCCGCATCGCGAGGCAGTAGGATTTGACGTTGGCCACGAAGCCGGAAGCCCCGCCGACGTCCCCCAGATCGTTCGCGCCGATCAGCACGGTCAATATGTTTCGCGTGGGAGACGGCTGCAGCAGCGCGTTATCCGCCGCCTCGCGCGACACCATGGTCCCAATGTTCGATCCCGCCACCGCTGTGATGATCCCCTGCGGGTACGGGGTGATCGCCGCTTGCGCGGTGTAGCCGAACGGCGTCCCGTCCTGCCCCGCCGTGATCGAGTCTCCCTCGAACATCACCCAGTTTCGCCATGCCGGAATCGTCACGCCCAGCGATGCCATGCGGGCCTTGAGGGCCGCTGAATTGCTCGCCACCGCGGCGGCCGAATGCGCCACGTCGTACAGCGAGGCATAGCCGATCTTGCCGTTGTACTGGTAGCCGTTTTGATTTCCCAGCCCGAGGCCGGTCAATGTGATCGGGTTGGCCGCTCCGGTATTGCTCGCCACCGGGACTCCGTCCAGGTAGGCGGTGAGCGTCGTTCCGTCGTAAGTCGCCGCCAGAACGTGCGGGTTTCCATCGGCCACCCGGATCCCGTTCGGTGGCAGCATGACCCCGCCGAAATTGGCGCGGTAACTGGGGCCGTTAGAGTAGCTAGGCCATAGGCCCAGTTGCTGCGCGTCGTCTCCCAAGACAGACTGAGCGCTAGACGACTCGGCCGTCTGCTGCACCACCGCATACATCGACATGCTGGCCAAAGTGATCGGGCTCCAGTCTCCCAAGCCGTAGGCCCGCTGCGCGCCGGCAAACACCAGCCACGGCGCCGACCAGGTGGGCACCGTCGAATCGTTCGCCCACTTGTATCTACCAAGCAAAACGTTGAAGAAATGTGAGTCATAGGCCGTGGGCGATGAGCCATACTCCATTTCCAGGCCGTCGTAGGAAATGTCCACGGCGTCCCCGCCCGCGTCCTGATAAACCTGCACATTGGTTGATCCCGACGCGGCGGTGAACGTGTACGCGACCCGGCTCCAGGTAGTGCCCACCGCGATGTTCCCTCCGATTGCCCCACCGTAGACTGTGCCCATCCGGATTGTCTGGGGCGAGCCCGTGTTTGAAATCGCGTCCATCGAGATCGTGTAGGTTTGGCCGCTGGTGAACAGGCCGCTGCCAGGCGACATATAGCTGAAGCTCGCCGCGCCGCTCAACTGAACTCGCGATGCGATCATGAGGCCGTTGCGGTTCATGGCGTAGTTGGCCGTGTTGGTGCAGGTCCCGGAACAACCGGTGAAGGGCGGGCTGAACACCGGGCTCCAGAGATTGTTGGTGGCGATGTGAGGATACACCGAATTGAAAGCCGTGCGCCCCAGTCCTTCGTCCAGACGGTATTCGGCCACCAGGCCGCCCGTGAGCGGCGCGACCGCGGCGGGGGCCGCACTGGTTCCCCACGCCGTGCCCGACCCATCTACCCACGCCGTACAGTTGGACGTCCTGGCAGCCGAGCAGAACACCGGGTCCTTCCCGAACTGCGCCAGCGCCGGCAAAGCCAGCGCCAGCAGCAGCAGGGGGGTCTTAGTCGAGCGCATAGTACTTCCTCGCGATCAAGGTCAGCACACAGGCCGTCCCCTGGTTGACGGGCGAAGCCGTGAGCCCGCTGCGCAGCTTGATCATGTCCACGTCGCGGAAGCTCGACGGATCGACCGCGATCCGCCGCCCCGCCACCACGTCGGCGGAAGCCGCCGAGATCTCGTTGCCCAGCCAGTCGAAATGGTCGTGCCAGGTCGCTCCCCCGTCGTCGGAGGCCTGGAAGCTCAGCGCCGCCGTGCTCCAGGCGGCCGGTATGACGATGGCCGAGAGCGTCTTGTCGCCCAGGTTGACGGCGTTGGACAGCGCCGTCCCCGCCGCGATGGTGACTTGCTCCGTTGTCTTTGCGCGCATGCGAGGCTCCTTAGAGGGTCAGCAGGGAATACCACACGGTTACGATGGCCGCGCCCGTGCCGCTTGCGAACGGCGCCGTCGCGTTGGTGATGTCGATCCCCACCGCCGGGGTCACCACGCTGCCGCCGGCCGTCTGCGCCGGTTCGAGCAGCAAGAGCGATTGCCCCGCGCCGCCCTGTACCGTGGCCGCGGCAATCGACTGCGCCATGATCTCGGTCGTCTGCCCGTGGTAATAGAAGTGCGCCACGCCGCCGCTCGTGAAGGCCGTAGCCGTGAGGTTCAACTCGACCGCGATCTGTTCGACCGCGATGGCGAACCCCGCGCCCGGAGCCGGCACGATGGTGATCGGAGTCGTTCCCATGGCGATGAGTTGCGCCGCCGTAAGCGGGAACTGCACGCAGCAGGCTTTGACCTTCGGAGAGCCGCCGTAGCTGTAATTGCCCGCGGCGTCCACGCCGAACAGCACGTTTCCGTTGGCCGGCACTCCACCGGTCGAATCCTGGATCTCCAGCGCGTTGGCGGTCTGTCCGGGGGGAAGCTGAATGACGGCCATTTGCTGGCCGGGATAGTCGCCCCAGTCTGTCGCGTCCTGTTTGTTAGTCCGCAGTCTCAGAAAGAGACGGGAAAACCGCGAAGCGTTGCGCGAGAACTGCCGCGCCATAGTGTCTTGATTGCCTGCCATTGGAAACTCCTTTTGTCTGCTGGCCGCGGTGGCGGCTCAGGGCCGTGATTTGGTTGAGAGGGTTAAGAAACCGGGGCCGTCGCCGTGTGGAGACGGCCCCGAAGCATTTGCAAGGAGGAGGAAGCGGACTAAGCGCCCGGCGAGCCGTACACGCCGCGCCAGCCGTAGAAGCCATAGGTGGCGCGATAGCGCATGTAGACGTAACCGGTTTCGTTCTTCTCGACGTAGTCGTCCTTGGTGTAGGGCGCCTTGCGGTCGAGCCACATGGTCTCGGTTTCCGATGCCGGGGCCACCAGGAACCAGGCGTCCGGGTCCGTCAGGTAGGGCCAGGTCAGCGGCTCGATCGCGCCGCCGGTCTCGGTCCCGGTCTGGAAGGCGTTGATCGACACGCGGTTGGCGGTGTCCGAACGGGTTTGCGATTTCAGGATCTCGGTGACGTTCCAGCGATTGGCCGAAGCCGTCATCACGCGCGGCGTGGGCAACATCTGCAGGAAGCCTTCGTGCGTCTTGATGAGCTCCCAGTCTGTGAGAGCCAGTTCCAGGGAGCCGACATCCAGATCGGCCGGAACAGCGATCATGTTGGGCTGCACGCCGCCGGCCTTGACCAGCGGGTGAGTGGCGGAGATCAGCGAGCAACCGTCCGAGCCGTAATAAGCCCCGGTGGTATCGAACGCGTTGTTGTACACGCTCGCGCCCTGAATCTCGCGCAGTTGATAAATGGAGTTGGAGAGAGCCACGGCGCGCCGGCTGATGATGCCGAACTTGTCGTCTTCGACCAGTTCCTGGGAAGCGGCGATCCCCATGCCGTACTTCGCCGGCTTGAAGTTCGTGTAGAAGCCCTGCACGAAGGTGTCCGTGGGGGTGTCTTCGGTTTCCGCGATGGCCGTGGGAAGTCCGACGCCGGCCATCATGGCGTATTGCTCGATGGATTTGGTGGTGGTGTCGCCGTTCAGGACCAGCTTGGACATGAACTTCTTGGCTTTGAAGTTCTGCCAGATCTTAGCGTTGAGCGCCGGCAACATCGTTTCGTAAAAGAAGTCGGAAAAACTGCCTCTGATTTGCATGGTGTGTGTTCAGCCCCGTGCGAAAGCGGGCTTACTAGATGCCTGCCTTCTGGTCGGAACCGACCAAGTTATTGAACGTCACCAGGACCTGCGCATACTGCCCGGCCACGTTGTTAATGCTCTGCACCAGGCCGCAGACCTTGAGGTCCAGCGTGTTGGTGGTGTTGAGCGAAGTCTCGGACAGCTCGTGCTTCGAGATCTTCGTGCCGGTGTTGCCGGCGGTCAGCGCGATGTTGGCGTTCTTGGAGAGAGACGCGGCCACCAGGAAGGTTGCCCCCGTGCCGTCGCCCTGCACCGCGAAGATGGCGCCGTCCGCCATCACGATAATGTGATCGGTTGCGGTCGAAGCCGCGCCATAGATCAAGTTGACGCCGAGCACCGGGGTGGTGCCCGGGGTGATCGCGGCGTCGATTGCGATGCTCTTCGAGAGCACGTCGGCCGCGGCGTGGGTCACCGCGTCGTTGATAAAGAGCGCCGTGCCGTAGCCCACCAGCTTGTTGGCCGGTATGCAGCTTCCCGAGCCGCCCGAGCGCGTGCGCATAGTCGGCCGGAAGCCGAAAGGCGCGTTAACGTTTGCCATAGATACACTCCTAGAGTTCGATTTGCTGCCTCATCGGAGCGAAGACTATGGCGGGGCTGAGGCCGCCGCGCTCCGGTGCCCTCACGGGACGTTTGGAGCGCGCCTGCTTCGCGTGGTTGCGATTTGCTGCTGTTACCGGCTGCCGGGGTCGATCAGATCGGCCCCGTTTTCCTGCTTGTGCTTCTCGACTACCTGCTGCAGCATCTGGTTGCCGCGCTTCTGGTAGTGGGCGTTGCGCGCCTTGACGACATCTTCCGGCGCGTGGCCCAGGATCATTCCCTTGACCTTCACCGGATCGCCGTTTTCCTTTTTGACAACCTCGTAGATCCCCGTGCTGCCTTCGTCCTTGACCCGCGCGGCGCTGAGGAATTTCGGTTTCATGCCGGCCACTTTGAACTTCTCGGCCACTTCCAGCAGCGGATTGCGCGCGTCGAACAGCGGCATGTCCTTCACCTTCACGTCGTCGCGCCGCTGATCGAGGGACTTCGCGAATTCGTCCTTGCCCAGCGACACGCCCGAGGGCTCGCGCACGTCGGGGCGCGCGTTGAACTCGGCAATCCCTTCGTCGGTGGCGCCGTAGCTCAGCGCCGAGAGCACTTCCGGCCCGAGGTTCATCTCCGCGACAGCCACGCCGTTGATATGGCACTTCAGGATGCGGTCTACGCCGCTCGCGAGGCGCGTCTCTTCGGGAGCGCCGAAGTTCCTCGATTCGCCGATACCGCCGGCTGATTTATTCGTCTTGGCCATGTTTACCGTTTCCTCCGCTGATCGGCGCCGGCTTCGCGCCTGCTGGCGTTGAACTCCGCCTCGGTGATGCCGAATCCTCGGATCACCTGGCGCGCTTCCGCACCCAGCATGTCGTCGACGTCGTCCACCGCCGCTCTGCCGCGCGGTCTCGCGTCCTGCGAATCCGCTCGCCGCCGCCGATCGTCCTCCGGCTCGCGTGCGCCGCGATACTCGGGCTCGTCGTCCTCGTTGCGAGTCCGCCGTCCCACCGCCTCTCTCGCCTTGAGCGTCTCGCGGGCCACTCTGGCCGCCAGAAATAGCGCCGCCGGCGTTTTCTTCGCCGCGGGGTCCATGGCCACGGCCGCCTGGTATTGCTTGGCCGTTTCCTTCCACATTTCCGACTTCTGATCGCGGAGTTCCGGGAACTCGCCCATGATCTGCGCGTCGGACGCCATCTTGCCGCGCTCCCGTCCCATCAGGTCGCGGGTCACCTTGGCGGCGATGTCCACGGCCATGCGCTGCGCGTCGGCGGCGGTGATGAATCCCCGCTTGCCTAAGGCCGCCGCGCCTTGCGCCGCCAGGTCGTCCACCAGTTTCTCCGGGGTGTCTCCCTCGACTCCCGCTGTTTCCTGGTCGATGTAATCGGCCGGGTCGAGCGCGTCCTCCGGTTCGGCCGCCGGCTCGGAAGCCGGAGTTCTGCCGCCGCGCGCCATGTTGGCCCAGTCGCGCTCCGATTGCTGCGTTTCTCTCAGGTCGCGCCGCAAGCTCTCAAGCTCCGCGCGACTGATATTTACGTTGTCGTCTTTTCCCTGGCCCTTATCGGGCACTGCGGGGTTCTGTGGATCGTTGCCGATCACTGGTTCTTCCATATGCTCCTTACAGCTTCAAGTCGTGTGCGAATTGCGTGTCGCGGTACAGCTCGCGGCGTTTGGGGACGTAAGTGTCATGGCACCGCAGACACATAGCCCGGTATTTGCCGTTCTCGAAGTGCACCGCCATCTGGCCCAGGGGGCCGCATTTCTTCCGTTCCTTCAGCTCTTGGTGGTTCAGTCCGCACTCGCTGCACTGCCCCAAGAAGTTGCCAGTCTGCAGGGCTGCCAGCGCCTCGATATGCCGCTGCTCGCACGCCGTGCAGATCTTGACGCCGCCCGGCTGCCGGATGAAGTCCAGCGGAGAGCGGAACTTCGTGCAGTAGGGGCACTGCTCGCCAATGAGAATGGCAGGCACTTACCGGTTTCCGTTCCCCGGCTTCGGCGCGCCCACGCCGCTCGCCAGCATCTGGTTGGCGATCCCGGCCCATGCCGGTTGCGCGGAAGCCGCGGGTTTCTTCTTTTTCTTGGCTTGCGCTAAGTTGCCGCTGGAGGCCTGCATCGGCGCTTTCGCCTTCTCGACGATGGCCCCCATTTGCTGCGGTGTGACGCTCATTTCGCCCCCAGCATCCTGTCGGCGATGTCCTGCCACGGCCGCTTGGAAGCGCCGGTCTTGCGCCGGATCGCCGCCTTCACCTTGCCCGCTGCGGGTTTGCCGCTCGACAGCATTCCCGCGGCCTTCCTGTGGCCGGAGTCCTCGATCGGATACGATCCCGGGCCCGGCGCCTTCGACGGAACTGCGAAATCGCTCTTGGGAAGCGCCCTGCGTTCGGCCATCGTTAGTTTCGCCATCGTTACTCCTTGAGAGACGCCTTGATCTCCGCCTTCAGAATTTCCGGGATGCTCAGCACCGTGCGCAGCGCCTTGACCTGGCCCTGCGCGTAATACGTCGTCCAGGTGCTCGAAGGGCGTTCGCATTCCTCGCGCTGCCGTTCGAGTTCCTCGCCGGTCCGCGCCACGAGCAGCGCGTATCCGCGCGAGCGCTCCAGTTCGAGGACGGCGTCGAGGTCGGAGGAATCGTAGGGCTCGGTCACATCATTCCGTTCTGCGGCACTGGCGCCTGCGTAGACCCTGCCGCGATGGGCGGAGGCTGAATGTCACCGGGAGCCGCGCCTTGCGGCGGTCCTGGCGCTCCTGGCGCTCCTGGCGGCATGCCTGCCGGTTGACCTGGTTGCATCGGCGGTCCCGGCTGTCCTGCCGGCGAAGGCGAGTACACGTGCTGCAACTGCTGCAGCCTCTGAAGCTGCTGGAAGACTTCCGGAGTCACTCCCGGGTGTGGCTGAAGCTGCTGCATCAGTTGCGACGTGAGAGACGCCATCAGTTGCTTCGCCCGGATCTGCTGCTGCGTTTCCAGAATGTGCTTGACCAGCATGCCGATGGCCTGCACGTCGCGGTCCGGGTCTTTGCGCTCGGTCTCCAGTTGCAGGTGATGCTGGGTCAGGTGCGCCTGGTCGTTATCCTGCGGGTTCGGCATTACCGTCTGCCCTTCCAGAATTTCGGTCCATTCCTGGTTCGGATCTTTGGGCCGATCCAGGGCCGGAGGCCTCGGCACCAGCACGTTGAAATCCTGCACCCCGAATTCTTTGGCGAGCCTATTGGTGAGCTCCCACATGGCCAGCGGGTTCTGCGCCACTATGGGGTTCTGCATGGCGAAAGAAGCGAATTGCAATAGCTCTTGCTTCTTTGCCTGCCGCGCCCACACGCTGGTGGCGAACTTGAGCTTGAAATCGTAGCGGCCGCCGAATTCCTTGGCCGTCATGTAAGCCCCGCTTTGCCGCACGTCGAACAGGCCGTCCGCCTGCTCCTCGGTGACCCGGAAGAACAGACCCGGCTCGCTTTGGGGGACCAGGTCGCAGTCCAGGTCCCAGAAATCGCCGACGATCCGCTCCATGTCCTCGCGCAGAATCGTGGAGTCGAGGTACGCGCGGATGTTGCCCTCCTCGATCAGCGCCAGCTGGCCGGTCGCGGTTTTGGGAGCGTTGGGCCGGTCCACCGCGCGGCCGAGCGATTGATCGGTGATGCCGGTACACCTCTCCGCCACACTCAAAATGTCCTGCTGCCGAGCCATGGCGAACTCCAGGTTCGGCATGATCTTCACCACGTTGACCGAAGAGGGGTCTTCCGTGGGGATCGCCATACCCGGCTGCATGCGGAACGCGCCCGGCTTCATTCCACCGCCTGGCTTGAAAAACACGATGGGCCAGACTGACAATTCGCCGGCGGCCTGAAACAGCCGCGAGTTCGCAGTCGCGTCGTCTTCCAGGTCTTCCAGCAGGGCGCCGAACCCCTTCGGCCGGTACGTGCCGTCCTTGATGAGCGTCGATTCCACGAAGGGACGGCGCCGGCGCATCTTCGGGTAGAGCTGCAGCAGGTCCTGTACGCCGACAATCTCCTTGAGGCCGGGGATCAGTTTTACCACCCAGTCGGCTTCGAAGGTCTCGCGGCGCTGCAAATCGTACTCCGCGGCCTGGGTGTCCTTCTTGCCCTTCAATGGCCGCCACTTGCCGTACCACTCCCACATCCAAAGAGAACGCCGTCCCAGCATGAAGGCGTCGTAGTCCACGCCCTCGGAGCGCTCGCGCTCCTGGCGCACGGGGTCTTGCCCTAAGAGCGTGTAATCGTTCGACGGCCCCTGGTTGGCCCAGTCGATCAGCTTCGCGACCATCGCCGGGTCGGACGTGCCCTGATAGAGAGTGCCGTCTCCCCGGACCAGCTCGTCGACCGTCACTCGCACCCTGCGGATCACGTAGCTGAAATCCTGCAGCGACATCACTCCGCGCTCCGGAGGGACCATGATGTCGTCGGGCTCTTCGGGGAAGAACCCCGGCCCCTCGTAATCGCACACCCGCTTGGGCTTGCCGTTTTCGAGCGTGGTGAACTCGCGCTTGTGCCACGGCCGGTAGGCGCATGCCCACCCGTTCAGTATCCGTCTGAACTCGAACACGCACAGCGGGTTGACGATCTCCATCTGATCGAAGACCCGGCTGGTCATGTACCGGCCGATCTTGGCTACCTTGGCGGCATCGCTCGGCCCGGTAGCCTTGGCGGTAATCTCCGCGTCGTCGCCCAGCAGCGCTTGCAGGTCCCTGGCGAGTTTGTTGAAGCTCTGCCACTGGATCAGCGGCACTACGTGATTGGGCTTGTCTTCGTCGCCGGCCTTGGGACGTTCGACGCGCGCTTCCCATTTCTTCATCCAGCCGGCGCAACGCTGGGACCATTTGAGGTGCGATGCTTTCGCCAGCAGGAAATCCTGCTCGATGCGGTTCACCAGCAGGCTTTTCTCGCCGTCCGGCAACTCGATCTGGAAACTCTTCGCCATGTGTTACGCTCGCGCGCCCCTCGGGGCAGGAACTCCCGGCCGCCGCGTCCGATCCCAATAGCGCATGATCTGCGCCGGCCGCGACATACACCACTCCGCGTGCTTCCCGCGCGCGAACACGCAACGCTCGCAGCAGTGCCGCGGATCCGGCTTGTAGGGGTTCGATCTGTTGCCGTCGCGATCGTTCATCGTTTCTTTCTCTTTTTCATCCGGGTCTTGGCCGCCGACACGCGCGCCTCGGCACATTCCTCGGCGCAGGCCTGCCAGTCGCGGATCGCGCCGTCGCGCTGCGCTTCGATGCGTTTCGCCGCGGAGATCAGCTCGCGCACGAAAGCGCCAATCGCCTGCTCGATCTGGCCCCGCTCCTCGATTTCCTCAGTCGTCATCTGCCCTCTTCGCCTGTCCGTAGCGCTGCGGTTTCCATGAGCTGTCGGCCTTGGCCAGCTCCTCGCGGTACGCGAACGCTCTGCGCGCGTACGGCAGCCCCTCCACCGCCAGCGCCAGGCCGAACACGTCGTCATCGTGTCCGATGCCCTCCTCGCGGCCGTTGGGCTTGTGCACAAACTGCCGGCACTGCATCAGCGTCTCGGGATCGTGGATCTGCACCGCGCCGAAGCGCAGCGCGTTATCCAGTCCCGCGATCAGCACCGGGCGAAAGACGGAATTCGTGTCGTAGCCCAGCTCTTGCAGCAACGGGCTTCGCCGGTCGCTCGGATCGCGCTGCCGTGAGTAGATCAGCTCCAACGGATATCCCAGCCTGAGCAGCTCGCCGATCACCGCCTTGCCCACGGCCTTTTGCTCCGGGACCAGAAACGCGTTCTGGTAGAAACGGCCCAACCAGTAGACCCGTTCGCCCCACGGCGCCGGCTCGTAGCGCTCCTTGAGCTTCGCCATCTCCTCGCCGGTGTCCGCGTCGAGCACCGTGGCGCTCGAGTAATCCGGATCCGAACCGCCCGCGCCCGCGCCCTTGCGCGCGTTGGGATCGATGCCCTCGGCGTGGTCTATGCCGATGAGGTACCGGCCGCCCTTGCGCGGCATCTGGTAAACCACCAGCTCGCCGCGGCCGTCTTCCGACTGCAAGAACTGGACGCGCTTCTCGATCCCCACCTCGACGACTTCCAGGCGTCCTCTGGGCGCCCCCTGAATCTGGGGCATCCTGGCGACCGCCGCCATGTCGAAGATCGTTCGGCCGCTCGACTGGAAGGCTTCCTGCGGGTTGCCGGGAAACTCCTGGCGGAATCTCTCGATCTTGCCTTCGCAGGCCGTCTCGATCTGCCGCCGCCGCCAGGCGATCTGATCGACGTGGAGGTTGTACTTCTGCAGCTCGACCAGCTCCTCGCGGGTGAGCTTGAACCCGGGCTCCGGAGTCAGCCGGTATTCCGGGTGCTCCCACCAGCCGAAGAACACGAAAGCCCAACCGGTCGACCGCCGCGGGTCCATGGCCAACTGGCAGAGGTCGTAGAAATCTCCGCCCATCCCGTTGGCCGTCGATTCCACAATCAGGCCTGAGTCCGGCGAGTTCGGGATGCGCTGCATCAAGCCGGTCATGAGCGTGCCCATGTCGCGGTAGAAGGCTGCCTCGCTCAAGTGAGCCCAGTTATAAGGCGCGCTCCGTCCGACGTCCACGTTGTACGCCGTGTGCACCAGGATGCTGGAATCGTTCGCCCAGCGGATGTGGCGCTCGGTGTCCTTGATCAGCGCGGGCAGCACGATCGCCGAATCGAACTCCGCGCCGTAAGGATTGAGCGCGTAGCTTGCCACGTACTGCTGGTAATACTCGAAGACCAGGTTGGCGTGCGCCTCCGAGTCGGCCAACACCAGAGCCCGCCGGCCTGGAAAGAACGGCACGCGCCGGAAGATTTCGGTGGCCACCGAGCTCGACGCCCACACCTGGCTGGCCTTGAGCATTACCACACGCACCGGGTCGGCCGCCTGTTCCTGTTTGCGGATCGCCCGATTCAGCTTCGCGCCCGCCGGCGAATTGCGGTACCGAACCGCGATTCCCTCTTTGTTCCGGATTGTCACGTGCTCGCAGAACTTCGCGTGATTGGCGAACCCGCGGATCATGGCCGCCGTCTCTTGCGGAGTAAGAGTCGGGGTCACCGCAGCGCCTCTTCATACAGCCTCATCAGCTCGCCCGCGTAGTAAGTCTCTAGCCTCCCCTCGTCGAGTCGCGCCGCGAAGCACAGCTCCGTGAGCGTGTTGCGGAAGTCGTGCAGCAGCTTGCGCCGCCCACCCTCCATAGTCCGGCGCAGCCTGGCGCGCCACTCCGGAGTCTGGTCGGATCGATCGTAGGTCGCCATCATGCGTTCAAAGCGCCGGACAGCAGCGCCTCTCTGTACATCGCCAGCAGCTCCGCCAGGAGCTGCGAGATCCGCTGATAATCCTCGTCCAGCGCCGCGGAGGTGAGGCCGTAGAGCCCCTCCAGGAATTCGGCGGACAGAATCCCGTACTCGTTCATGCGGCCAGCGCGAGCTCCAACCGGTCGCCGGTCGCGGCGTCGCATCGCCGGCAGTCGCGCGGTTCCATGCTCGCAAGACATTCCAGGCAACACAGGAGGTCGCCTCGCGGTTCCGGCGCAGGCTCCGCCGGCAGGCCGACGAGCCAAACGAGCCAATCGACTGACTTCACGCGGCCTTTCCCTGAACGGTCAGCTCTCGATACAGCGCCAGCAGGTCCTGCATCGAGCCCTCGAATTTCCTGGTCAATTCCGGCGCCACATCGTGCTCCACGCGATCTTTGTACTCGGCCGGCTTCTTGGCCCTCAGCAGCGCCAGCAGCAGGGTGTCCGAGCGCTCGTGTTCCAGCAGCGGCTTTTTCTTGCCGCGCAACTTCTTGGGGTTGACGGGGACCAACACCGGCTTGCCGTGATACATCACCGGCCGGCTTACGCCTTCGACCGCGCGCCTCACGGCCTCGTCTTCGAGGGTCTGGGCGGCTTCCTCGGCCGCCGCCGCGAACATCGTCCGATACGCCGCGGATCGCTCGAGCAAGCGGTAGTGCGCGTGCCTGTCGATCTTGGCGGCCGCGGCCGCGCGGGTCACGCTGGCCGTCCGCCGGTACGCAGCGATGAACGCCCGCACGCGCGGGCTGGGATGCCATTCAGCTTTTTCGGTGTCGCCGGCCATGTCTCTTAGTCGTTGTTCGTCCAGGCAGATCCCATCCGGGAAGCTCCCAGATCGCTGGGCCCTCCTCGGGCAGGAAGAACCGCCTACGCTCTGCCATGCGCCTGCCTCGGCAGCACGCCTTCGAGGCAATCCAGGCGCCGGCATACCTCGGCGTGCCGGTCGTCCGAGATGCGCTGTGTGAGCGTGCACTCGGTCCTGGTCGGGAACTCCTTGCGGATTTGCTCCTTGAGGCCGGCCAGCGTGCGCACATTGAGCGCCGTCCAGATCAAGTTCACCACCATGCCGATGAACGGCCACGCGTAAGGGGGAAGACTGTTCACGCTAGACCTTGCTTGCCACCGCGGCGGCCGCCAGGGCGTCCATGCAGGCGTTCAGCGCGGCGCGGCGGTTCTGCGCCTGGGTCTGCGCGGAAGCCAGCGGCAAGCCCGCATTCTGCACGTCGGCCTCAATCTTGGCGATCGCGACCAGATCGGCAGCGTAAGCCGCCTTTATCGTGGCGGCATCCGCCATGGCGTTTTCGAGTGTGGTTGGCATTTTGGGTTTCCTAAAAGACTGGGGAATTACGCGGCGAGTTGGCGCGAGCGCCTGGTCTGCAGGGTAATCAGCGCGACGGGGTGAATCACCGGCAGGCCTGCGATGGCGTCGAGCGTCGCCATCCCGCCGTCGATGTAGATAGGCCGCGCCGTGGCGCGCCCTACCGCCAGGTGCCTGGGATCGTCTTCGTGAAAGCGGATGGTGTGCTCATCGACGTACCGCGCCCGGCCGCTCTCCACGTACTTGAGCGCCATGGCGCGCGACGTACGGCTTGCGCCGTGGGAGTTCAGAATGCGGACGGCTCTGTTGGGAGACACCACTGGCGTATAACCTCGCTGGGATCGCCCAGGGTTGGGCGAGAAGTCAATGCCTGAAGTTACTGCGTGGAATGCGCGTATCGGCCGCGGATGTGCTGGTGGAAGTGCTGGCCCTTTGACGCGGCGGCCATGAGATCGGCGTGAGCTTCGGCCGGCACTCCGAAGTAATCGTAAGTGCCCCCGTGGATGAACCGGATCCGCAGCGTGTTGCTCGCAGGATCGTGTCCGACTTCCCTGATGTTGCCCGACTCGACCCGTTCCATCGTCATGCGGCAAGCCTCGTTTCGACGGCTTCCCGTCTCACCGGCCGCCCGATCGTCCGATTGCCGGTCTGCGACTCGGCGATGTACAGACTCTGCTTTTCCTTGGGAATCGCCTTCTCGACGTTGCCCAAAGTCGGCCGGCACATTTCCAGATACGCCTGCCGCCCCACGGCCTTGAAGAACTTCTCCAAGTTGACCACGCTGCGTTTCATCCGCCCGGCAGAGATCGGCAGCAGGTAACGCGCGCCTGGCGCCAGGATCGACCGATCCGCCGGCGCTTGCGCGTAGCGGCCCAGAATCAGCGAGCTAACTTCCGCGAACCGCGCGGCGTGCGGGTTCAGGGCCGGCTGCCAGGCCGCCATCTTCTCGGCTAACTCGCAGTACTCATCGATCAACGCCTCTTCCGGCGTGACCTGCGGTTTTGTCGCGGCACCTGACGCGGACTTACCCACGTCCAATTGTCGTTCCAGCTACAATGGAGGCGCAATGCCTCAGTTCTTAGGCCCCTCAAATACGGGGATGGATATCCCCCTTGAGGTCTAGCCCGGCCGACGGCTCGATCCAGCTCTCCGTGCGCCAGGCCCAGATACTCACCATCCTATGCCGCGAGGCCCTCGCGACCAAGGAAATCGCGTGGCGCCTGCGCCTCGCCGAAAGCACCGTCGCCGGCTACATAGACGACTTGGTCCGCGCCCTCCGCCTCGGCAGCCGCGCCAGGCTCGTACTGTGGGCCATGCAGCACCCTCAGGCCCTCCAGGGCGAGCGGTGCGAGCGGCGCGTACATCCGCCGCGGTGTAAGTGCGGTCTGGCGGGCTGCGGCATCCTCGATTTCGACGACGCGGCGTAGCTCTCAGGTGTAGAGTTGAGCCATGGAGAACTACCTGAAGTTCGAGGCTGCCGTCACTTTCGGCGCAGCCAACTCCGACCAAAAACAAATTCTGCAGCCGATCCGGGCCGCCACGCTGGCGATGGCGCGCACCATCTACGACGGCCTGCCCGATAACCAGCGGCGCCGGGAGGCTGCCCGCAACCTGCTCACGACCTGGCACCTGGCCAGCGAGAGCTGCATCGGCGCCGTGCACCCGGCACACACCGCGTCCAACGCCGGCGCCGCGTAACGAGTTGGCGACGCACGCACCGCCAGGGCGCGCCTGGCCAAGGCCGCGGCTCTCCGGGCAGCTCAGTCCGGACGCCGCGGCTTTTTTGTTTTTGGCCCCGGGCGTCTACATTTGTCCGCCTGCGGGGCCGCGAGCGGGCTCGCAAACGCGGGCGTTCCGGCCGCGGCCCGCGGCGTCGGCGGAATGGGCATGCGCAAAAAGCGACCGCTTTCCAACAAAATAAAGGGGCTACTTGCGGGACTTCAGTGGTTTGACTTGCGGGGCGACCCTCGCACGCCTTTGTTGCGCACCCCCTGGAGGGTGCTTTAGGGCCATCCTCAGCGTCGATTCCCCGACGCCGAGTTTACGCGCGATCGCGCGCCAACTCATCCCCTGTTTCCGCAGCTCCGCCGCCTTGCCGCGATCGAACACCTTGAACGGCCGCCCCAGCCTCACTCCCTTATTCCGGGCCGTCTCCAGCCCCGCCTTAGTCCTCTCGCTGATCCGCAGCCGCTCCTGCTTGGCCACCCACGCGAAAATCGGGAGGATCAGCTCCCCGGCCGGCCCCGAGGTTCGGAAGAACGGCTCAGTGTACGATTCCAAGAGCACCCCATAGTCCGCCAGGCGCCTGACGTGCAGCAACGTCTCTAAAGGCCCTTCGCGCGTCAGGCGGTCCAGCGCCCACACCAGCAGGACCTCGAACTTCCTCTTGCTGGCGTCGTCGAACATCCGCTGCATGGCCTCCCGCTCCGCGGTCTTGCCGCTGGCCCGGTCGGTGTACTCGATCGCTTCCCAGCCCTTCGCCGCCGCGTAGCGCCTCAGCTCGATCAGTTGGTTCTCGGGGTCCTGCCCCTGGTAGGCGTTGCAAGTGCAGCGCGGATGCGCGCAGCCCTTCTTTTTCTTGCTGTGCTCGTCGTGGAGGTGTCCGCAGCTCTCGCGGGTGCAGCGTTCCTTCGACACGCGGGCGTAGATGGCCGCCTTCATGGGCTAGCCTCTCAGTCCCGACAGCCGCTCGCGGCGTTCGTATTCCTCCCGATCCTTCTCCGGATCGTAGACCGCACCATCCGGAAAACGGTGGGACTCCAGCTCGCCGATTCGCGAATGGACCGCGTCAAGGACCGGCTTGGCCGCCGGATTATTCAATCGGTCGATTGTCTCGACGATCCGACGCAACTCGGGGATCTTCATGGCTATCGCCAGGTTGATCTGCGCCGCCCAGACGTTAGAGGCGGCCTGTTGAGGTTTTTGGACTTTCATTTTCTAGGACTTCGCTTTCTTCGTGGACACGCGCGCGTAGATAGCGACTCTCATCCCCGTCACTTGCCGAGCAGGCGCCGGTCCGCGGCCTCTCTGATTTCCAGCCGGATCTCCGCCCGCATTTCCTTCATCTCCGCGCGGAGTACTTCCTTGGTGGCCTCCATCTGCTTTTGCAGCGAGTCGAAGCGGTCCTGGTTGCGCTTATCGAAATTGGAGGCCATCGTCCAAAGCGCGATCAGCACCCCCGCGGCCGCGGCAATCGTGGTCAGCATGTTCGGATTCATCTGGCCGCCTTCCCGGTCATAACCACGACATCCGCCCCAGGGAAACAGGCCTCGGAAACAGTCAGATCGCTGTCGGCAAGGGGCCTCAGCTTCTCCGCCAGCCGGTGGAGCTCGTCGGCTCTGCCCTGGTTCCGCTGCGAGCGTGCGTTGTACCTGGCTTCGTAGCCGAGGAATTCTGACACCTTGACCAGCCCAAGGCTCAGCGCCCTTCTGTCCACCTGAATGGTTTCCGGTAGATGGTCGAATCCGGGCAGAGAAAACTGTGCGTATCTCGCCTGCTCGCGGTAATATGCAGAGACCTTCAGGTTGATGAGGTCCGCGAGACCATCGATCACTATCTGTGTCTGGATCTTCTTCCACAGCGATTGCTTCGTGAGTCGGTAGTAAACCGAGCGAAATAGGGGTCCAGTTCCGCTCTGAATTGATACCGTTTTTGTGCGTTTTTCATGTCTGTTTCGCTCTCGTTTCATAGCGGTTTTCGCCCTCGGCACGGGAGCCAGAAGGGACCCCTTCCGTTTAAGGGCGGCCGTAATCGCGCCATCAATTGCCTGGTTCAGCGTAAATCTCAGTTTCCCGTCCATGGTTCGTTCACCTGCCTTTCTTCCCCTTTGCCAGCTTGGCCTTCTTGACCCCAGCCTTCTTCTTGGGTGGCCGGCCGCGCCCCTTCGATACCGTGTCCCAGTGCGGCTGCTTGCATTTCGGGCAATGCTCCGGGCGCCCGTCGATCCGCTTTACCCACGCGTGGCCGCATCGGAGACAGTCGCAAATCTTTTCCGCCGGAATCGGCATAATATTCGCAATCATAACAGTTTCTCCTGTTGCCTATAATTCATAATCAATGATAACATATTTCTATGAACGCTTTCGATCGATTCAACCAAGCCCCACCGGAGACAGAAGAGACCTGGCTCCGGAGGGAAGAAGAGGCAGAACGCTTTGAGATGCGCCGTCACCTGGCCCTCCAGCAGGCCTGGTCGATGGCAGAGGAAGAAACCCACGTCCGCGGGGCGGCGGACTTCGACCCGGATAACGCCCTGCTGGCTGAGTCCGGATGCACGCCCGAGGAAGCCGCGGCGTTTGTCGCGCTGGTCGCCCCGAGGCCGCCGCGCATCGCGCGCCTGCAGATGAGCCTGTTCGAGGAGGTGGCCTGATGCTGACCGTCCTCATCCTCACCCAACTCGCCCAGGCCCAACGCGCCGCCGAGCGCATCCAGCAGGCGCAGTACTGCGCGGCCGTCGAGCTGCGCGCCCAACACAGAGAGATCGTCCAGGCGCAGCCGGTAAGCCACCTGGAGCCCGAGCTCGTCGAAGCTCACCGGCGATTCCAGGAGGGAACGTAAATGCCCCGCGAAGTCGTAGAGTTCCAGCCCAACGTGCCCCTGCGGATCGCCTTGGCCTACGCCGCCGGCAAGACGATCGAGTCGCGCTTCGGCGAGCGCGTGATGTTCAGCCTGGCCGATGGCCGCGTGATGTTCCTGGACCTCGCCGCCGCCCAGAAAGTCAACGATCTGAAACCGCGGCCCAATCAACCCTTCTACATCGTCAAGAACCAGGAATCGAGAAGGGGAAGTCCGATCGAGTGGCGCGCCTGGCCGTGTCCCGACGCGGCTTGCGGCGAGCAGCCGGATGGGACCTTCGTAGTGCCGGGTCAACCGGAGCGGGCGTCTTCAGCGCCCGCCCCGGCTCTGCCGGCGTCGTTTCCGGCGCCAGCAAGCAACACCAACGGCAATGGTAGCGCATCCACAGGCCACCCCTGGGAGCAAACCCTGCTGGCGCAGACCAGCGCCCTCATCGACGTGTACGCCGCGGCCCTGGCCTATAGCTCCGGGAAATACGGCAACACCGTCAAGCCGGACGACGTGCGCAACCTGCTCACCACCTGCTGGGTCTCCCAGACCAGGAATGGCGGACCCCATGTGGCGTAACCTCGGCGCCGTCCTGCTGATCGCACTATACGTCTGTGTAGTGTTCGTAGGTGTGCGCCTGGTGTGGCGCGCGTTTCATCCGCGGGGGCCGCGATGAGCGCCCTGGCGAGTTGGCTCATGTACGCGGTGCACGGGCAGACCGTGCGCCGCCGCGGCCGTCGGCGATCCCGCCGCTGTCGGCCGGCGCGGAGCTGGAAGTACCGCGCGTGGATCCGCTCGCTGCCGTCCGCCGTCTCGGGCCTGCCCGGGTGCGAGGCGGCCCACACCGGCGACGATGGAGGCATGTCGCAGAAGCCGTCCGACTACAGTTGCATCCCGCTGACCTGGTCCGAGCACCGCGAGTATCACCGGCTCGGCCGCGCGGGGTTCGAAGGCCTGCATCGGCTGAGCTGCCGCGAGATCGTCCGGCGGCTCAATCACGACTCGTTCGCGTATTCTCAGGGGGTCAAATGACGAAAAAACACAGGGCTTGGACCGCTGAGCAGAAAAAGCTGGTCCTCGATTTCGCCAAGGAAGACGGGGCGCAGGCTGCGTCGACGAAGTTCGGCGTT